CGCTGATGAAACCGCTTACCTGCGACGCCAACCTGCGCAACATGGTCAAGCGCGGACCGCGCTCCGGGTCGGGCCGCGAGCAGCGGGTGTTTTCCGACGCCGGCTATTGGGCGATCGACTACCAATATTATTTGCGCATGCCGCAGCAGGTCCATGCCTGGCGCAGGACGATCGCGCGTCTTCGGGCCGGCGAACAGATCATCGCCCCCGTGATCGAGCGCAGCGACACGCATAGCGGCCGCGTCCTCGACGCGGTGGCCGAACTCAAGACCGGCGTGGCGCTGCGCGATACCGAGATCACCATCCTGGCGACCGGCATCAACGTCGTCGAAGGGCTGTTTATCGGCATCAACAACCGGCTGTACGTGATCACCGAGATCACCGATGGCCCGGACGAAACACAATATTTCAACCCGATCTCCAGCGACGGTCCATGGGACGACGCCATCCCGTGGAGCGACGGGACGCCGGCGGCGCAGACGTGGAAGATCAGCGTCCTGCCGCCGATGCGCGGCGACTATCCCGCCGGCGTCGCGGTCAAATTCACCGGCATCACCATGGTCGGCGTGATCGACGATCCGGCGCAGGGCGATACGAAACTCGATCTCATCAAGCGCGGCAACGTGTCCGTGACCATCATAGAGAGCATCTGATATGGGACTTCTTGCGACTGTCGGCAACAAGGAAACCGGGCTCGCGACCCGGCAGAAGGTCAACGCGGCGATCGGCGCGATCAACGACGGGTCCGTCCAGGTACCGGCCGCATCCGCCGGCGGCGCGCATTCTCGGCCGGGCGAGCCGGGAGATTATTTCGGGACGTCTCAATACGGGACCCCCGCTTCAATCACGCCGATCGCAGACGCCAACAAAGGGCCGTTCGGCAACAGCCGCGTGGCGCTGATCGTCGGCGGCGGCGTCATTGCCCGGCGCCAGCCCTACCGGATCGAGCCGGGCCGGGCCTATCGCCTGCGCGTCGTGCTCACGCGCCGCACCGACACATCCGACCCGGACGGCGACGCGGTCCGCATCGGTCTGGTCTGGATCGGCAGCGGCTATGCCACCTTGTCGACCAAGGTCGTCGAAGACCTGACCAGCGTTACCGTCTCCGCCGGGCGCATCGAAAAGGTCTACGATTTCCCGAGCGACGACGTGCCGGTCACGATCGGCTATGTCCGGCCGTTCGTGCAGGCTTTCGGCGGCGACGGCGTCACTGCGGTCGAGCTGGTCGACCTCTTCGACGCCACCGACTTGATCCATTACACGCCTGATCTTTCCGGCATCAACGCGCAGATCGCGGCGCTGCAAACCGAGATCGACAATATCGAGGTCGGCGCCGGCACCTATCCGGAAGCGGTCAACGTCGCCGAATATTATCAGGCCGACGACGGCGCCAATCTCGGGCCGGCAATCGAACGGGCGCTGGACGCGGCGGCGGCGGACGGCGGAAAGCGGGCGATCTGGTTCGAAAACGACCGCGACTGGCTGGTGACCACGGTCGGCGAGCCGGTCGGCGGCGAAACCACCATTCGCGGCCTGTTCGCGCTGCGCGACGGCATCTCGATCTATTCCAACGGCGCGAAAATCACCCTGTCGGGCGGCCGCAACAATGCGCCGGGCCTGTTTTATCACAATTTCTACGACACGCCGGTCATCGACAATATCGAAATCGCCGGCCTGGTGCTGGACGGATCGTCGGACGACCAGACCTATGACACGGCGTCGCAGTTTTCGCATGCCGTCCAGATCAATTCCGGCACCAATATCCACGTCCACGACAACCGGTTTCTGAACTGGCTCGGCGACGGCTGCCTGTTCGGCAACGTCTTCAACGCGACGCAGGACGCGTTCCTGACGCGCAATGTCCGGGTGCATGATTGCGAGTTCGACAACATCCGCCGCGAGGGCCTGATTTTTTGCGCGACGATCGGCTACAAGGCCTATAACAACTGGTTTCATGGCGACGGCTATATCGTCGCGGCGATCGACGTCGAGCGCCACCATGCCAACGACACCGTCACTGACGGCGATATCTGGAGCAACCGTTTCGATTTCACGGACGGCGACGGGCCGATCGAGCGCGGCGTCAGCAAGAAATTCCGCCGGGCGGTGTCATTCGGATTCTTTTACGACGGCTACACGGACAACATCGCCGACGATCGGTTCAAGAACCACCGGGTGCACGACAACACGATCCTGCAGGGGCAGATCGACAGCTGGCGCTGCAAGGACGTCGATATTTACGACAACAATTTTTACAACCTGATTTTCGAGGACCTGACCGGCGTGTCGCGGATCAGCCCGGACACCATCCGGTTTTTCAACACAACGCCGCCGACGCCGAAGATCACCGGCTGCACCGCCCGTCGTAACAAGATCGTCTCGGTCATGGACGGACGCGGCATCTGGGTTTTCGATCACGAAAACGCCATCGTCGACGACAACCTGGTCAACGGCACGCGCAAGTCGGCGGTGCGGTTCGATTTTTGCACCGGCCGGGTGAGCCGCACGCGGGCCATCGATGTCGGCACGAGCGCGGCGCCGGTGCCGGCCGTCGACATCGCCGGCGGTCAGGGCCTGATCGTCGCCGTCGAAAACCACGCCAGCGACAGCCGCGCCAGCGGCTCCAAGGGCACGACCTACACGGTCGAGGTCACATCGCAGCCGCCGGTCAACCCGACCATCGCCGACAATGTCGCCGATGGCACGATCAGCGGCGCGGTCAAGGCCTATCCGGGCTCGGAGCAGGCGATCATCGCTTACGGCAACCGCACCGCCGCCGGCGCGGCATGGCGCTCCAACGTGCCGATCGTCGTCGGCGACGGCACAGGCGCGCCGAATGTGCAGCTCGACGGCGCCTCGGCATCTTCGAAATATCTCGATTTCCGCACCGCCGGCAAAACCGGCATCACCATGACCATGCAGGGGGAGGGTGCGGGTGGTGGCGCTTATCACGACGGCGATTTTTCGATATCCGAATTCGACGTGGCGACGGGCGCGTTCCTGAGAAATATTTTGCAATATCTCAAGGCTTCGAAAACGACGACGGTCAATGCCGGCAAGTTCCGGCTGGCCGGCACGTACAACGCGCCGCTGCTGCTCAACGACTCGATCCGGCTGTGGGACAATGCCGGCGAGATGATGCTGGCGCAGTCCGATCCCTCCAATGTCGACGACGGTCTGCATGTCGAGACCTGGCAGGCGATCCCGCCGGCGACGCCCAACGCGCCCGGCGCGGCCGGCCGCACCGCCTTCGACGCCAATTTCGAATATCGCTGCGTGTCGGACGGCGTCTGGCGGCGTGTGGCGCTGTCGTCGTGGGCGGCGCCGTCGCCGCCGCCGGAACCGGACGATCCGGACTATCAGACCGAGACCGTCATCCTGCCGCTCGACAGCGTGACGGGCGGCACGTTCAGCGGCGGCATCCTGGCCACGGCATCCTTCCCGGAGGCCAGCCCGAAAGGCCATACCAGCGGCCTGAAGCTGTCGACGGCGCCGGCCGATGGTCTCGGCGGCTGGAGCTGGGCCAATGCGGCCTTCCCGACCGGCGATCATTTCACGCTGGGAGATGCGGCGCTGCTCGGCATCTGGGTCTGGCTGCCGGACGATCTGCCGGTCGGTGCCGCAGTCGGACTGACGATCGGCACGGACGTGACGCTCGCCAATTCGCAGGCGATCTACTGGACCTATCCGCGCGATTGCGACTACGGCTGGAACCTGCTGCTGGCAGCGCCGGACGGCGACGGCACCACCGAGCCGGGCCTGACGCCGTGGACGAAAACCGGCACGATCGGACCGGGCGACACCATCACCGCCGCGCTCCTCACTATCGGCGAGCCCGGCGGCAGCCCGGCCGGCAGCCGCACCGTCTATCTCGACGGCTTCGAGCGTTACGACGCGGCGATTGCCAAGGGGGCGATCATGATCGGCTTCGACGGCGTCGACCCGTCGATCAATTCGATTGCCTTGCCGCTCTACCAGAGCGCGGCGATCCACGGCTATGTCGCGCTCGACGCCGATCCGTTACCGTCCGACCCGGTCGTCAAGGCGCGCATCGATCAGCTCTACGAGGCGGGCTGGGATGTCGTGCTGACCGGCATGCACCACACCGATTACAGCGTCAATCCGGGCCTGCTGAGTTCCGAGTTCGACGAGGCCAAGGCGATCTTCGTCGATTGCGGCTATACCCGTGCGCTCAATTTCTTCGCCTATCCGTTCGGCAAATATACGCATGCCACGGATACGACGCTGATCGGCAAGGGCGTCAAGATGGCGCGGACGACGTTCGAGCATTCGATCCACAGCACCCGGTTCTCGCCGGGCCGGCTGGTCAATCACGGCTCGATCGACATCGGCGGCAAAAGCCTGGCGACGGCCAAAAAGTACGTCGACCACTGCGTCAAATACGGCACGAGCTACAACATGTTCTGCCACAAAATCATACCGGGAGGCGACGGGGTGACGGCGCCTTCCGATGGGCTCGCATTTTACCAAAACGACTACGAGGATTTGATCGACTACATGGTCACCAAGCGCGGCGCGGACCTGCTTGAGATTGTGCCGCCGAGCAAGTGGATCGACTATCACGGCCTCTGATGGCCCAAACCGCGAACAAATGAGCACCCGCTAACATAGCGGGAACATCCACCGAACTTACCAAACTCCAATCAGGAACATCATCATGATCCTTATCCGAGACAACGTCATTACCGGCGATCAGGGGCCAATTCGCTGTCATTTCCGAAGCGTTTGGGAGCGAAGATTTCGCGTTGGCTTCTGGCTTGGTTTCGGCAGCGCCGCGATCATCAACATGGTCGTGGTCACCTGTCTGTTTCCATTTCTGAAATAGTTGCACGGAGCGAGGAACATCACCATGAGCGAATTCGAACGCGCGCTTGCGAAGGTGCTCGTCTATGAGGGCGGCTATGTCAATTTAAAGGCTGACCCTGGCGGCGAGACGAACAAGGGCGTGACCAAGGCCGTTTATGACAGCTATCGCAAGGCCCACGGCCTGCCGGTCCAGAGCGTCAGGCTGATCAGCGATGCCGAGCTGCGGGACATCTACAAGAGCCGCTATTGGGACCTGTTCAAGGGCGACGACATGCCGGCCGGCGTCTCGCTGGCCGTCTTCGACGGCGCGGTCAATTCCGGGGTGGCGCAATCGGTGAAATGGCTCCAGCGGGCGCTCAAGCCCTATTACGCCGGCGCCGTCGACGGGCTGTCCGGCCCCGGCACGCTCACGGCGATCGGCAGGCATCCGGACAAACGCCAGCTGGTCGCCGATATCTGTGCGCAGCGGCTTGCCTTCCTGAAGGCGCTCAAGACCTGGCCGACGTTCGGCCGGGGCTGGTCCTCGCGCGTTGCCGACGTGCAGCGCACCGCGCAAGCATGGGCGGCCGGCGTTGCGGCCGAGCCGCTGCCGCTCGTCGATGACCAGACGCCCAAGGCTCCGGTGACGGACGTCGCCGCTCCGCCGCCGGTGGCGCCGGGCGATGCTGCCGCCGGGGGCGGCACTGTGGCGGCCGTGATTTCGCAGACCATCGGGCAACTACTGCCGCTCCAGGCGCTACCCACGGTCGGCAAGGTGATCATGTGGCTGACCATCGCCGGCGCGGTGATCGCCATCGGGGGCATCGCCTATCGCTTATGGGCTGCGCACCGCAAGGCGGCAATCCGCAAGGCGACGGCATGAGCGCGTCGGTCAAGATCATCGCCGCGCTCTCGGCGCTTGCCGTGATCCTCGGCGCCTTCGGCGCGGTCTATTACAAGGGCCGCGTCGACGCGCACGTCCAGGCTGTCGCCGAGCAGGCGGCGGCCGACAGGAAGGCTCAACTGCAGAGGGACGGCGACGATGCCAAGCTTCAGAATCTCAGCGACTATGATCTGTGCGTTACTGGCATGCGGACTAACCGGATGCGTATCGACGCCTGCGAGCAGCTGCGCGGGCCTTGAGAAGAACGCGATTTCCCCGGCCGGCACGGTCGCGCTGATCAAGGCGGACCGGCCCGGTTATCAACGGGTCATCGGCAATGACCGCGCCGGCCAGCGCAAGGGATGCTGGCAATGACCGGCGGCTTTTCTCTCGGTCTTGGCGGTCTCAGCCTCACCGCAATCACGGGTGGGGGTGGCGGCGTCAAGACGCTGCCGTTCGACCCGGTGCTTTTGATGTTGCCCGGTGACAGCAACGGCCGGGGCTCGGCGGCAACGGCCGACCAGAACGCTTTCATCGCCGCCTATCAGGCAGACTCCAAGGTCAAGGCGCTGTCCACCTCCGGCGGCAGCAACGGCAGCTTCGCGAACGATTACGCGCCGGGAACGCTGACCGGCCTCAACGCGCTGGTCAACACCGGCAATGTCGGCGCGGAGGCTGGATTCATCGCCCGCTTCCGGGCCGCCTATCCGAACAACACGCTCTATGTCGCCAAGGTCGCGTCTGTCGGATCGTATATCACGCGCGGCGTGTCGACGGGCACGCTGACGGGCTCGATCTCTGGCAATGTGCTGACCGTGACGTCAGGCACGGTGGTGCTCAACTCGCTGATCGTCGGCACAGGCGTCCCGGCCGGCACCTATATATCCTCGCTCAAGAGCGGCAACGACTATTTTATCGCCAAGGCCGGGCAGGCAACGGCCGTCAACTACACGGTCGCTTCGACGACGCTGACCACCTATGCCTACACGCTCTCCTGGTCGAGCACCGAGGGCGGTCTTTGGAACGGCATCGGCGGGCAGATCACCAACGGCTACCGCGCCAAGCTTCTGACTGCGCTCGCCTCGCTCGCCAATCCCCGCATCGTCGCGGTCGGCAGCGTCATTGGCTCCAACGACGCCGCCAACGCCGGCACGGCGGCGGCTTTCCAGTCCGACATGACTGCATTCCTGGCGCGGCTGCGGTCGGACATCACCATTCCGAGCGGCACGCCGATCATACAGGCGCGGCAGGGCAGCGGCACGCAACAGGCGACGATCTCGGCGGCACAGGACGCGATTGCCTTGTCTGACGCGGATTTCGAACTGGTCGCCACCGACGATCTAACGCGGATCGACGGCACGCATTTCGACATCGCGTCTCTGCTGACCATCGGGGATCGCATGTTTGACGTCGCGGCGCCGTGGCTGGCATCGCTGGCGGCGTGACACCCGCCCTCGCATCAAACGGGGATCATGTTCGGCTGACTTTTTCGCGCGCATCGACCGCGACGGCAGTGCTGACGGCCGCGCCGCGCGGCACCAGCCTGACGGCAACGGGAGACCTCGCCACGACGCGGGCCGCCATCACCGCCCAGGCGCTGACGGTTGGAAAACCGAGCGACTGCGCTTCTTGATCATCGGCAGGATAGCCGATTTTGATCATCGCATCCGCGCCGCGGGACGCCTCGATCTTCTGCAGCATCTCGCCGGCGGCTCTTTCCTGCGCCTCGATCAATGTCCTGAGTTCGTCAACGGCGCCGGATGGGGCGGGATTGCGGCCCGCACTCCACGATTTGACGGTGTCGCGACGGACTTTATGAATCGCATCCGCGGCCTCTCGCTGGGAGAGGCCGGATAGGGCAAGCAGCAGGGAATAGATGTTCATGTCACTCCTCCGCCTCGGGCACCGGCTTGAGGCCGATCATCGATCGCATGTGACCGCTGAGGGTGCGGCCGAGTTCGTTGGCCTCGGTGGCGATGCGAAGAAACTCCCCCTCGGTGAGAAGAACGGCGATCGTCTTTGCCGCCGCCTTCTTCCGGCGCTTCGGTCGGCTGACGGGCAATTTTTCGGAGGCCATCATCGTGTCCGATCTGACCAGATTGAGTTCCTGGGCGGTGAGATCGCTGATCGGGACCTTGCGCTCGCGTCCGGCCGCGACGATGGTGACGCGAGGATCCGCTGCGAGGCGCCGCTGCAGTTCGATCGGCTGCTTTCCGATCCATTTCAGCACCATCCGCTTGCCGGCAAAGGTGATGACCGCTTCGGGCGCCATGGCTCCGGACGCGACCGCGCGAAGGTATGGTGCGAGCGTCACGCGCAGGTTGGAGAGGTCTTCGCCGCGACGCTCGAGTTCCACCCAGCAGGCGGCAAGGTAGGCGAGCGCATCGGCGGTCATCGTGATGGCGCGCGACAGTTCCGACCGCAGTTCCTGCGTGGACATGCGGTTGATCGGCGTCGGCGCATCGATTTTCGGCCGCGTGACCTCCTCAGTCATTTCCGTCATCCTTCAAACCGGTGATCTGGATGAGCTCACCGAGCGCATCCTGCCGCTGCCTCTCTTGCCTTCGGTGGGCGATTTCCCGCTTGTTGCGCGCGTAATACTCGCGGGCCTTTTCGCTCAAAATCCGCCTGATTTTCTCACGCCGCACTCGCTGTTCTGCGGCGGCCCGCGCCGCAACATCAGGATCGTCGCGGAGCCTGCGCATGTATTGCCGCATGTAGTCGGCGCGATGTTTTCTGGCGATCTCCCGAAGGTCTTCCGACACGACGGCGTGAAACCATTCGCGCGCAAGGGCGACCATCGGACCGACATGGTTATCCAGAGTGTGCCCGGGCGGCACGTCCAGGTACTCCCTCAGCGGTTCGTCGCCGAGCGCGCCCATGAGAAAGGCCCGCAATTCCTGCTGGCCGTTGATCGTTGGCCGGCGTCGCGTCATACAGCCGCGACTGCGTTTCTCACGTGGGTCATTGCCGCCTGCAGCATCCCGCTATAGTCTTCGTCGCTGATTTCAGTGGCGATATATTCACCGTCTTCCTCGACGGTGCTGATGACATGATCGATGCGGATGGTGATATCCGAGCCGTGGCGGTCGGCATGGTCGGAGAAGCGCACCTTGGTTTCGCACACTGTCTCGCCATCCTCGTCTTCCGCGCTGAATTCCACATAGGCCGAGGGCGAGACGTTTGAAAATCCAAACGCGGCGTAAACGTCGATCGAACCGAAATCATGACGCTTGATCATATCTATCAGATCAAAGGCCAGGGATGAGGTTAGTTCCGGAAAGTTTTTGAAGGTTTTGATCATTGCAGGTCTCCGTACCTCTTGCAGTGGGCTGATCCCGCCGCGTCTGTGATTGTGAATATACACCAACGGTGTATGCCGTCAACAACTATTTTCACACCCGCCCACATAAAAAATGGGAGTCCTGAGATGGACCTGAACAGCGATCGTGACGTCCGCAAATACCTCGGCGTCGAAACTGTCGAAGACATCGTCAAAGAAACGACTGAAGCGTTCGCGCGTCGGCTTCGGGAGATCATGAAAGGAAACCGATGAATCGGAATGCTCTCGCCCTCATGGCCTCAAACGTTTTTGCAGACAAAATTCGCGGCATCATGAAAGGAACGACCGTGCGAAACATACACGCCTTCACCGCGCCTGGCGGTAGCTACCCCGAATATGTCTCGGTCAATCAGTCCGGCCATGACGACTACTCGATCACGGTTCGCAGCCCTCGCAAGGAAGATGGCTCGGAAGGCTCGCAGGCGTCGATCACGCTCGATAGCGGTCAGGCGCGGGCTCTCGCCACCGCTATCCTACGCGATACCACGCTCGACGTAGGGTGATTCAAAACGGCACACCCTCAGTGCATGTGGGGGTGCCTCCATTACGTTCCATTAGCCGTCTTCGGGCGGCTTTTCCTTTGCAGTGCATGAAAGGCAACGATCAGGATGATCCATTATGTCGGACGATGGCCAGCATCTCAGAGAGGCATGGCAGCGCATGACTGAACCGCCAATCGAAACAGGTTATCTCGGACCCGGCATCTGGATTCGCATCCAGCACAGGTTCCGGACGCGGATGACCGAATGGCTGCTTGCAGTCATTACATCTCTGTGGGGATTAGTCATCCTGTTGCCCGGCGACGCATTTGATCAGCCGGCGTTCTCGGGTTTTCGCAGCATCTTCGGCAGCGAGGAAATCCTCGGATCGGGGATGGTGATCCTCGGGCTACTGCGCATCGGCGGGTTGATCGTCAACGGCGCCCGCAAAAACGTCACGCCTCACATTCGCATGTTTTCGGCCGCCTGTGGCTGCCTGATATTTTTCGGCATTTGTTATTGCTACATGCTCTCCGGGATCGTGAGCACCTGGCTCGCCATATACCCGCCGTTCGTGCTGTGCGAGATCGTCAACGCCTATCGCGCTGCTCATGACGTCGGGGAGAGCCATGGAAGACATCATTAAATTTGCAACGTCGCTGTCGCCGCCGGCGGCCGTCGCCTTTGCCGCGGTGTCCGCCGTCCTCATCTGGATTACGCGGCTTGGCATTCTGGAGGGGCGCAAGGCCGATCCGGCCAAGGACGTCCCGGCCGCCCAGGTCGCGGCCGTCATCGTCGACCCGACTGCGCTCAACAATGCCACCACGGCACTCAACCGGCATAGCAGCGCGACAGAGCAGCAGACCGAGGCGATCGAGGGACTGACGAAGTCAGTCGATCACATGGCGATCGAGTTCGACCGCGTGCGCGAGGAGTTGCGCATTCAGCGGGAGATCGCCCGCCGGAACTGATCCACTCTCAGCGCGTTCCTCCTCGCGCTTCAAACGTCCAACTTCGAGTCCGCAGATGCGGGCTTTTGTGGTCTGGATCCGACAAGCGAAGCAAGTTCGTCGCGATACCAGCCGACGATACAGACGTGTTAATCATTAAATGAAGTTCCCATGATTTCATCTTGAAACGTCAATTTGTTTTGAAGTAAACAAAATACTAACGCAGCCAAACAATTGCTGTTACGTGAGGATCAAACAGTGGCGAAGAACATCATAATTGACAATATTGGTACTGACGACACCTATGTTATCGTAAAGAATTCAGCATACGGTGCAATAGCTTACCACTTTCAGCGTGATATTGGCGGTTCAAGCGACGCTGACAGCGGCGCGCCGTACGGCGTCTGGCGTCGTACCGGCGAATATGGGCTTGATTCCGTCAAATCTGACCCGGTTACCAGCGACCGAACTTTGATCGCATCGGACGTCGGCGCTTTCGATTATGCCTTCTATAGCGTCCCAAATAACAGTTGGGGCGGCAGTTATCATGGCGGCGAGACACTGGTCTCATACAGCGGCCCGGACCTGAGCAAGGATGCAACGCTATCGCAATTTTCGCGCTCGCGGGACTCGGTCATCAATTATGAGAATGGCGACTCCATCAATGTGCATTTCGAGCAAAGTATCGGTCGTGATGGATCTCTCAAAGAGACGGTCACCGCCACGTCGGACGATTCCTTCTCGCAGAAAGTGCTGGGCATGGAAATCGGTTCCGGCACTGGTTGGACGGAGGTGAGCACCGACAAAGGCGCTCATTTCCAAAACATGGGGTCATCGGCTGATTTCGATCTCGGTAACGGCGCGCGAGACATAGTCCTCAGAAACTCGGTTACAGGGCAGGAAATCAACGTCCATAGCAATGCCGCCGAGCAAGCTGATTTCTTGTATGCAGACGTGGTGCGTCTGGATTTTCGCTCAAAGCTGTATCTCCGCTTCGAGGGCGGTGTCATGGATACGATTTCGGCCACCCGCACAGTCTCATTTGATATCACCCCGGTCGGCCATCCTGTCCACGTTCTAAGTTCGGAAACGTATGCATTGGCGAAGCTCGACACCGATCTCAGGCTGACTGGCGATAGTGCTGTTGACGGAACGGGAAACAAGACCGGCAATACGATTATCGGCAATGGTGCAGTCAACACCCTGGCTGGTGCTGGCGGCGATGACCTTCTGAAAGGTGGTCGCGGAGGTGACGTCATCGACGGGGGCGCTGGTGCTGACAGATTGTATGGCGGCGGCGATAAAGACGTCTTTGTCTTTTCGAGGGCAACTGAAAGCGCTGGCAAGCTCGCCGCGAGGGACACCATCTTTGACTTTAGCAGAGACGATGGTGACCAAATCGATCTAGCATCGATCGACGCCAACGGTAAGAAGCACGGGAATGGGACGTTCGACCTTATAGAGCGACATCAATTCACCGGTGCGCATGGGGAACTTCGCTATGGTCATCACGACGGTGACACCGTGATCTACGGCGATATCGATGGTGACAAGAAGGCCGACCTTTCAATTGTGTTGCACGGCACAGTCAATCTGGCGGACGTCGATTTTCTTCTTTAGCACCAATATCATGTTGCGATGAATCGACCCCGTGGCTTCGGCTACGGGGTTTTTTGTCGTTTTGGGCATCTGACAACGGATTGACTCTCATCGTCCACAAGAACAGAATGAGAACGAGTTCTAGGAGAGAGTTATGAAAGCAGGAAATCGCGATGAAGATATCGTCCGCGCCTTTCTCGAGGCGCGCGTTCCATTTTGGGAGACGCTGCCCTATGATTGGATGGAACTGTCGGACGAAGATTTAGACGAATTGAACCTCCTCGATTTTTCAGAGGAAGTGGAACAAGCCTATAAACGCAGCCGATCTGATCCGGCGCAGCGGCAGCGGTTCGCCAAAGACTATGAACGTTTCGAGAGGTCAAACGCTTGGGCTGAAAAGATCGTGGCGGAAGCCTCGCGTTAATCGATGCCGGAGAAGAATGGTTATTCCCGCAAAGACCTCGCATTTACGCTCCAGCATGCCGACGAGCACAATATGCTGGTCCGAGTTACGTGCCAGCACTGCCGGATTACCAGACGGTATCTGGCAAAAGACCTGTTGACCCTTTGCGGGCCGGTTGGCCTCGACCGTCTTCCAAGATGGTTCCGGTGCGAGAAGTGCGGCAATAAGCATTGGATGGTTGTTGACTGGGAGACGCTATATGGCAGCGCCATCGGCAAGACGAAAGTGCGGCGCCTGGTGAAAGTCACCTACAAGCGTGTGCCGATTTGGAAAGACGGCGTCTTGTAGATCATCTGGTCAGCCGGCCGATCGCACGCGTGATCTCTCGTTGTGTCGCATCGAGCGAAAAGAGCTTCAGCGCATAATTGTCGGCCAAGTCGGTAATCGCGGCGACGGCCTCCATCGGGCTCCAACCGGCATTGATCGCCGCTTCCATGATGTCGTTGAAATGATCCTCCATCGACGCTTGACATTCCAGGAAGCGATCGTCGTATCTGCCGGGCTGGCGCGGCCTGTTCATCGGCGGTCTCCTTTCCGGCACAACGAAGTCACGAATCCGGAGTTCCTTACAAGGGGTTGAGGCAGCCGGGATCACCGTCGAATTTCGATGAATTGACGTCGCGGGACACGCGATGGAACTGCAGTTGGCGATTTAGATTGTGGTCCCGCAGCATCGGTTTCAGGTCGGAAAGCGGCGTCTCCTGCGACAGCCATGCGTCGTGGAAATCGGGATCAAGGATGTACGGAATTCGATCATGCAATTGATCCGTCGGCGCGACGGCCGGGCCGGTGATGATCGTGCAGCTATACACATCCAGTGTGCTGTTGTGCGCCCACAGGCCGGCAAACGCAAATGGCGCCGGGCCTGGCAAGAAGATGAACCATGGATCCTTGCCACCGTCCTCGGCCTTCGTCCATTCGTAGTAGCCGTCAGCGGGTATCAGACAGCGCTTCCATTTCCAGGCATCCTTGAAGGCGCCGGATGTGTCGGCCGTCTCAATGCGCGCGTTGAACATCGCCGCCTTCGGCATCTCCTTCGACCAATGCGGCACAAGCCACCATCGGCCCTCCTTCATGACCTGCTGCTCATCATCGTCGTGATGGACAAAGGGAACGGTCTGTGTCGGCGCGATATTGTAGCGGGCCGGGACGTTCCTCAGCAGCCATGGATCCGTCAACCGATAGAGCCGTACCAGTTCCGGCCAAGGCAGCATTTCGGTAAAGCGTCCGCACATGGTAATTTCCTTCTGGTCTCTGAGTCGGCGTGACGATGACCGGCGTGACCGAAAGAAGTCAAGCGGACTCGCAAATCCCGTCTGCAAATGCCTATATTGCTGGCATGGCGGAACGGAATTACCCGACACGGCACACGACGCTTGCATCCCTAAGAGCTGCGGGCATCAAACTGTTTGCGTTCTGCAATAACCCGGAATGCCGATGGTCATCCGTTCTCGACACAGATGAGTTGATTGCGCAGCTCGGCGCTGGCTACAGCACATTGCCGACGGACATGGTGCCTCGGCTGGTCTGCAGTCAATGCGGAACGAAGGACGTCGGAACGGTGCTTACGGCCGCCGACGAAGTTCCGGACGAGGCACGCGAGCATATCAGACAGAAACGGAAAACGTGGGACAATCAAAACTAAAAGTAAAGTCTTTTCAATATGGCGCCGATTGTCTCACATTTCTGCAAATAGTTGAAATTTAAGATTTCTGGCGCGCCTCTTCTGGGCACCATTCCATTTTTTTAGCATTGATTTTGCTTCGCTTTTTGGCTGTTTTTGTCTCACTTTTTCCCACCTGGGAAGCCTGTGAGACAATTTCAGTGCCGGTTTGTTCTTCCGGGACGAGCTTATGCATTGCCTTGTCAGCCAAGCGCATGCGGTTGGCCTTGCTTGTGTAGAGCGTCGTCTGCTTCTTCGTTGTCCATCCGAAAATCGCCATCAGCTCATCGTCGGTCGCACCATTTTCTGCGGCGATCGTCGCGCCGGCTTTCCTCAGGCCGTGCGTTGAGCAATGCGGCAAACCGGCAGCGTCGCACCAATCGCGCATCTTGTTCCCGAGACCGTTGACCGTGAACGGCTTTCCGTAGTCCGTAACGACATATGTCATCTGGGTGGTGGGCTGAGCTGCAAAGCAAATCAGGAGCTCCGGCAGGACCGGGATTTGCACGAGGACACCGCTCGATTTTTTCGTCTTGCCCGGCATGATGCTGATCCACGGCCGGGGCGGACGACCGTCGACGCTCATCCGGCGCACATGCTGCCGGCCAAGAATGGCCAGTTCCTGCAGCCGGAGGCCGGTGAACAGCGCCAGCTTCAGATAGAGGTTCGCCTTCGTGCCGGGCGGATGCTTTGCCTCGAACTGGCGTACTTCCTCGACGGTCCATGTATGGAATCCGGCCGCGCCTGCATTGACCTTCTTGATTCGCAACGCCGGATTGCTGGTAGCCAAGCCGTTTTCGATCGCCCAACCGAACATGGCTGAGACATATTTCACCAGGTTATCCTGAGCGCCGGACGTCGATCGCAGCGTGTCGCGGATTTCGGTGATGTGCTTTTTTTCCATCTTTGCGAACGGCAGGTCGCCACGGCGATGCTTCTTCTTTCCGTCCGTGCGGCTGTCGCAAATCTCCTCGAGCATCCGCGCACGGCGGGCCAGCTGGTCGGCGGCCATGGTATTGCCTGCCCTGGCCTTGTATTGCTTCACCAGCCATTCGAAACTCCCGATCTCGGCCTTGCGATCAAGCGGCTTCGGATGCTCGCCAATATCGGGTTTGGCATAGGCAATGCCCAGGCGGGCGCATGCCACCTCATCGTCAAACTCTCTGGTGCCCGGCGCTTCGCGGAGGCGGACCTTCGGCCGGCCGGCCGCGCGAAAATAATAGCGCGGTTTGCCGCTGCGCGGGTCCGGATCGAGGGTGACGCCTTTCGGCAATTTCGGGTGCATCTTGCTCATTCATCCCAAGGATTGCCCGAGTCTGCGGCGCCGTCAACGGCTTCGACATGCTCGCTGCGATGCGGGATCTGTTTGAATGCCCTGATCACCTCGTCCACATCATAGACCAGACGGCCGGCGATGACGCGCGGAGCAGGCATAGTGCCGGCGCGCTCGCATTTGTCGTAAAGCGCGACGCTGATGCCAACGAGGGCCGCTGCCTGTTCGCGGTTGATGCCAACCGGCGGCAAGGTCGTCGGGAGAACTTCGGCGCGTTGCGCGGCCTTCATCGGCAGTTCCTCGCGATTTCGAGCAAGGCGCGGCTCTCGACCTCGACGGCGCCGGCCGCAATCGCACGGGCGCGATTGGCCTTGCAGAGATCGTAATGCGGCTTTCCAGGCTTGTCCTGAAACCATCGGCGGACGCCGAGGCGATCGGCCATGTCGTGCAGCTCGTCGAGCCTGTCGGCCGTCATATGGCACATCACCATGCGGCCAAGACGATGGCGCGGTTTGTCGACGTAAACGCCCATCAGTGCTTGAGCCCTCCGGTACCCTGACGCTGCGCGCTTTTGGCAACTGCCTTCGTCAGATCATCGAGCACCAATGCTGGCTCGTTGGGTATGGCCTCTGCGAAAAGCTCTCCATCGCGAAAAAGTCCGATATGGACGGACGCGCAATGTTCGCAGAGGTAAATCTCGATGTGGTGCGCCCTCTTCACTGTGATCATCTCTTCCTCCAGGCTTCATACTCGCCCCGCAGGCGTTTCCAGCCATCGGCGGCGGCTTGATTTTCGTTGAGTTCGCGGCGCGAATGGATGTTCAGGATCGAGTGGATCTTGGTCGCGGCTCGGTGAGAATCCCATGGGTGATCGAGACCGTGTACTTCATGCAGGAAGGTCTGGAAGCCGCGCTCGCTGCACTTCATGGCGCATTCGGCGGCATAATCCTTCCTTTCCGGCGACGCCTCGAAAGTCTGCAGCCTGCGCTTGAGGGACTTGACCAGGCTGATCAGGAACCGCATGCGGACCGGCGCCTCGGCCACGAAGGCGATGTCGCTGGCGTCGGCATAGACGTCGAAGGTGAGGACGGGCTCCAGCTCCTGCTGCGGAATGAGGCGCGCCAGGATGCCTTCGCCGGCCGGCGTTGCGCCGCGCTGCCAATCGATCGAAAGGGCGGCGCACATTCGCTCTGTTTCCTCGAAATAGGCGATAGCTTCCTCGCGCGTCATGTCTATTCCATGAACATGCGTTTGCAGGTGCCGTCACACCACATGCGAAAATGCCTGCGAGGACCGGAGATCCTGCCGTGCAGCATGCCATCGCATCGGCTGCATTTGACCTTGGCCGCAACGACGCTGCGGGCGAGCATCTTCGCCTTCATCTTGACGGCATCATCCACAGTCGCCCGGAAGGCGGCGAGAGTATCTTCTGGCTCACCTGTCATTGAGCGCTCCTCGAACCTTCATGGGTTGCTTCCGGAAGCATGAAATGCTCAGCGATGGGTTCGATTTCCCGGTAGGTCTGTGGCATCCAGAAACCAATGAAGTCAGGGGCCTCTTCGACACGGATGAGTGTCGGCCCGGATGTCCGCCGATGGTGAACGACGCGAGGCTGATCGTTCTGAAAAAGCTTCACGATATCTGTGAACAGGTGTGGGATTCTTGTATTAAAGCAGACGTTTGCTGCATCCGGTTCAATGCCGGACATCGTCCCCTTCAGGAGGTGACGCCACATGCCGATGGATCCCGGTGTCAGCTTGTAATCCAGTCCCGCAATATGGACGGCGTGGCTGCAGATGCGGCTATAGAGCACCGGGTGGAATTCGTCGTGCTCTTCGCTCCAGTCGGGATTCCGCATCTTCGTATTGATGAAAATCCCCGCATTGTGAACGCAGACCTGCCACGGCAGCACCCATTCGGGCAACGGGCAAGCGTAAGGCGTGCCCTCGAAAGACATGCGCACCGGTTCCGGGGCCCTGGCCGCATCGCACGCCGCACTGGGAATATCCAGCGTGACGGGAGTGTTGATATGACCATCAGGATCCCGGATGACGGCCGTCGCATGCGCGCTATAAGCAATGATATAGACACCGCCGGCGGGACATGGCTCCAGTGATATGCAGCCATTAAACCAGCGAAGATTATCCGTTTCACGGGTATAATCGACGATCGGCTTGAGAACAGCCAGATATTTCGCGTGAAAATAACCGAAGTGGAATTCCTTTTTGTCAGTCATGCTCGCACCCCGGGAAATTCATAGTGCTCGCGGCCATCGAGCAGATGTCCGGCATCCTTCTTGTCCCTGAAATGACGGATACCGGCCCAATGGTCGTCTATGCTGCTCCGCTCGACGCTCCACGACTTGTGATCCGGCTTATGGACGTATCCGTCCCATCGCTTGATGGCGTGGGTCGCCGCTTCGTCAGATCTCGCCTTGAATTCATCGTCGCTCTCGTCCCATTGACGGTCCAGCGTCCATGGCGCGGGCGCCCAATTGCCCCACTGCTTGAAGAAATAGGCAATCCCGTGCGCGGCACAGAAGTCACGGGTGGCGCGATGCCAGTCAGGATGTGACGGCCGCGGCCCTGATTCTCCACCGGAGATCATCCATTTCAGGAACTCCCAGCCGGTCCAGTCAATCGGGCCTATCGCAGGTTCGTAGGAGACGAACGTCGTCCAGCGCATGGCGGCGAGGTCTTCCATGGGCCTCAGCCTGAGATCGGCCCAGTCCTGATTTTCGGCCGACGTCCCCAGCCAGACATGCGGCCACTGTGCGCCGCGGACCGGATCGTTGATGGCTATGCCGGCCAGGCGCGGCCATTTCGTCCGCAGAGGGTCGGCAGCACGGAGGATGCGGTTATAGGCGCCAGCGCCATTCATATAGTCCCGCATGCGTCCCGGACGCTTGGTGAGCACGAAGAAGATGTGTTGCGGCGCAAGCGCCATGACGGCGAAGATGCGATCCAGCATGTCGTCCGTTACGCCTTCGGCGAAAAGGTCGCCGTGGGCGGCGACAAAAATGCCGCGCGGATCACGCCAGCGAAGCGGCTGGGCCAGCCATTCTTCGTTGAAACGGATTTGGCCGGCCCAGACCGGTCCCTTGCGACTCGGCAAGGTCAGGCCGGCCCGGCTCGGATGGTTGCGGAGCCGTGTGCCGGCTAGCTTCATGGCGTAGCAGTTGGTGCAGCCCGGCGAAACGATCTGGCAGCCGGTGACGATCTGCCAGGTGGCACCCTTGCCGGTGCTAGGATGGCGCGCCCATTCGATGAGAGTGGAATCAGCCATGGCGCTTCACCTCCGTTTTGAAGCCGCCGCAGGTGTTGATGGCCACCACGATCAGGCTGGCGATCTCCTCGGTCTCCGCGTCATCGCGCTGGTTTTCGCTGTCGACGGTCAGTACGTCGCGACCTTCGGTATCGAGGATGACGCCGACATCTGTCTCGGAAAGCTGAACGGGCAGCTTAACGTTCGTGGCCGCAAGCAGCTTTCGGAACTGGTCCGTGGTGGCGGGGTTTTTCAGAACAAGATCAGGCATGGATTTCCTCCTTCGCAGTGGCGCGATGCCAGACGTCGAGCTGCTTGACGATCAGGGCGCCGGCGCGGACCAGGTCGCGTTCGCGATCCCTTGGCTTCCACCAGTCGAGACCCCACGGCCAGAGACCGCCGCCGTCAGCTTCGGTCAAAGGCGGCATGTCGGCGGCTTCGCCGGAAAACAGTGGCCAGAGATCGGGATCGCCGGCATGGGCGGCATAGCAGGCGGCGGCGCGGGCGAGTTCGTTGTCGCGATAGCGATCGTCATGCTCGGCGGTGAATCCTTCGACCTCGACCTGGCGGCGGCATTCGGTGATGATGCCGCGCAGCCCCGGCGACAGTTCCGCCTCGATCACCGCACGGGCCGTGGCGGCGACGCTGCGCCAATGATCCCGCGCGTGGTCGGGCAGCTTCGCCCAAGGCTGGAAGCCGGGCTGGCCTTTGGCGCGGGCGGCATAGATGGCCATGGCGAGATTGTCAGGCTCCGACATTGTCGACCTCATCTTCATCGGCGAGCATCTCCTCGCGGTAGCGACGGAAATCCGGATAGGCGAAGTTCAGGCGGGTGGTCCTGCCGGTCAGGAAAAGGTTGGCGAAGTGCGCGGCGGTCAGGTCGGGGCGGTCGGCGATGTAGTGCAGCGCGATCCGAAACTCGTTGGCGATGCCGATGCCGCGGAGATCGCGGCCAAGCCAGATCGTCAGGCAGAGGCCGGCGAAGATGACGCAGAGGATCAGTAGTATGACGATGATGACGGTTTCGGTCATGTCGGGTCCCTTCGAAACGAGGCAAGCGGATCATTGCGCCTTGTCGGCGGTCCGACGCGACGCGATGGATCACTCAGAATCACAGCGGCGATCGTCGGCGGCACGAGACGGCCGCCGTCCTCGTCCGGTATCGGAACGGAGGGCCGTTGTTCGTCCGGCCGCCGGACCTTCAACTGCGCCTGGATGACCATGAGCTGCCGCAGGATCTGTTGCTCCTGGCGAAGCAGGTCCTTCTCCCTGCGTTCCTCGATTGCCTGCCGCTCCAGCCGCGCGGCGTCCATTGCCGCCGTCAGGTATCCCATCCACAAGCCGGCTTCTTCGAGCGAGCCGATGATGTCGGTATAGTCGGAGCGGCCGCCGGCGGGATCGTGTTCCTTCAACCGAAGGACGACGCGGTCCCCCTGGGCAATGATCTTGGCAAGGTGCATGATCAAATCCCCATCAGGATCAGCGCGGTCATCGAGGACACGCCGGCAGCGGCCAGCAGCGCGAAGAACAGCGTGCGGAAGGGCGAGATCGACGGCTCGGGCGCGGCGAGCATCGGCGTGACGGTCCATTTCATGGCGTGGCATCCCTGTTGCCGCCGGTCCCCGCGGGAATGCAGTTCTCGACGATGTTGAGGCTCTTCAGAAGATTGCGGCTGTCGGCCCAGCTCGCATGGCCGGTCCAGGCGGCAAGGAACTTTTCCAGTCGCTGATGCTCGCCGGCGGCGCGATAGGCGAGGATCTTTCGCCTGGCGCGGATGACGCTGTCGCGGCGCAGGAGCTTATGCGTCGGCCAGATGCGGTAGCCCACGAAGTTGACGCCGCGCCCGACCGGCTGGATGCTCCATTTGGAAAACCTGAGGCCCAGCTTTTCGCGCGACAATTCCTCGATCGACGTGCGGACCCGGCGCAGGTGGTCGGAGGATCGCCCGAGCACGACAATGTCGTCCATGTAGCGATACCAGTAGGTCTCGCCGAGCGTCTGCTGCAGGTGCCGGTCGACGGTGCCGGCATAGACATTGGCCAGCACCTGCGACAGGAGATTGCCGATCGGAATGCCGATGCCGGAGCGCGGCAGGATGGTTTCGATCAGCGCCAGCGTTGCCCGGCACGATATTTTCGCCTCGATCAGCCGCCAGAGGGCGCCGTGCTCGATGCTGGCAAAATAGCGCGAGAAATCGGTCTTTAGCGCATAGAGCGGCCCGCCGTCGCGAAGCAGACGGCGCATGTCGGATTGCAGCGTGATGGCCGCCAGGTGCGTGCCTTTGCCCGGCCGGCAGGCGAAGCTGCGCGGCAGCAGCGTCGTCTCAAAGATCGGGGCGATCACCGCGCAAAGCGCCTGCTGTACGACGCGGTCCTCGAACGGCAGCGCCGAGATCAGTCGTTCCTTGGGATCGTAGATGCGGAATTCCTGCGGCTGGCCCGGACGGTAAGTGCCGGCGCGCAGCGCCGCTGCAAGACTATCGATATTGAGCGCCGAATATTCCTTGAATTCGAGATAGCCGGGCGTCAGGCGCTTGCCGCGCGATGTCAGCCGGAAGGCATGGCGCATGTTGGCATCGGCGGTGATCCGGTCGATGAGATTGCGGTATTTCCTGCCCATGGTATAGGCCTCTATCTGCCGGTCGCGGGTTTCGACGGCGGAACCGCCGCTACTCCCCGCTGTACCGGACCTTGCAATGTATTCGCCGAAGCCGGACAGTTGGGCCGACCACCCCGGTGCGCCGCATCTTGCGGCGTCACCATTCGTGGAAGATGGCCGGCGCGGCCGTGACCCCTGCGGATTGCGATAAGCAATCTCGCACTGTGAATCGTATCCTGCGATCTCACAACGCCGAGCCGTAGAGGGGTTGTCGCAGGCGCCGCGCGCCCCGATGTTCTCGTTCGAGTTCTCGGGCCAGGTGTCCAGGTTCGCGTACCGGGAGCCGGCATTGCCGCCGTTGATCCAGGAGCCGCCGAAGATGGACGGACGCATCGACATCATTGCCCCGACCGCCCGTTGCCCTTGGCCGTCTTGATCCACTGGCCGAGCATCGCCCCCGTCTCGGCAAGATGGCGCAGCGCCATCGTATGCTGACGGGGAGAGATGATCTTCCGGGCCGGATCGGCGGCAAAGCGCAACCAGAAGCGCAGCGCCGCCAGATTGGCGTCCGCTGCGTAGAGCCGCGAAGCCTGCTTGGACTTCGCTGCCTGATAGAGGTGTTCGACCTGATCGAACATCAGGCCGATCAGCTTGTCGCGCAGCGTCGCATGGCGGCGCGGGCAATTCTGCAGGATCGGATAGAGATAGGTCACAACAGCCTCGTATTTTTCGACAATCGCCAGATCGCGGGCATCGACATGTTCATCGCGGATCATGATCGGCGGTCATCCGGGGAGGTTTGGCCGCGCTTCCGCGCGGCTAGGCAGGGCTCAGGTGGTCGCAGGCGCCGCGCGCCCCGATGCACTCGTTCGAGTCCTCGGGCCAGGTGTCCAGGTACGCGAACCGGGAGCCGGCCCCGCCGTCGATCCAGGAGCCGCCGAAGATGGACGGACGGGGATCGTCCGGATGACCGTCCGTACCCCACTGCCACATCGTTCCGGTCGCGTCGAACAGGCCGTGGCGGCTGATGAAACGCTCGCCCTCGTCAGTCAAAGCGCCGGTGAGTTTCGGCTCCTTGTCGTGCGAGCAGCGCTCCTTGACGCCGTAGGCAGCGGCGAAGAACTCCTCGGCGCCGAGCAGGCGTTTGCCGTGATGAGTGTAGATCGCCTTCGCTGCGGCGAAATCGAGCTTCTTGACCGTGCCGTCGCCGTCGGGGCTTTGTGGCCGGTCGAGGCCATCGGCGATGACGGCGCCGCAATGGCTCGTGCCATGGGCAAGATGATCGACGCCAAGCAGGTATATGTCGACCCAGACGCGCCAGCCGCCGACGAGCGTGACAAGGGCCATGCCGCGGGCATCCCGGCACGCCGGTCGGAAATCGATGTCCCAGAGCGTGAACGGATTGATCGAGGGCTCTCTGTCTCCGCCGGTCTTGCCGGTTGCATTGCCGCCGGGCGCAAAATGGAAACCGGCAAACCAACCGTCGGCGATCGGATCGGGCGTGGCGGCAAGCGCCGCATAGGGCTTGCCGTCATCGGTGAGGCCTACGCCGTAGTCGCGTCCCGGCTCGAGCGCGCCGAGGGCCAGCGGCGTGTCGGCGTCGAACGCATATGTGCCGCCGGCGGTTTTGATGATCGTGCCCGCAAGGATGCCGAGCGCGGTGCGTCCGGCAGCGTAAAGGATCGGGCGGTTGGCATCCGGCCGGTTCTTGATGGAGGTCGACGCCTGTGTTTCAGCCAAAGCTGCTGCTGTCATGATCGTGTTCCTTTGATCGGAAGAGAGGGATTGGCCCGGCGCTTCCGCGCCGGCTATGCAGGGCTCAGGTGGTCGCAGGCGCCGCGCGCCCCGATGCTCTCGACCGAGCGCTCGGGCCAGGTGTCCAGGCTCGCGCACCGGGAGCCGGCACGGCCGCCGTAGAACCAGGAGCCGCCGAAGAGGGACGGACGGGGATCGTCGGGATCGCCATCGGTGCCCCAGACCCAGAGATTGCCCGTCGCCTGCATCAGACCGAAACGGCTGGTGCGGGCCGCGTCGAGACCGGTGGTTTCCGGATCGTCGTCGATGCCGGACTTTTCGGTGACGCCGTAGGCTGCAGCGCGGAATTCTTCGTAGGTCATCAGGCGTTTGCCATGGCCGGCGTAGATGTCGACGGCCGTCTTGTAGTCGAGAAGCGACAGCGACCGGCCGTCCGCGATCGTGGCGCCGAACCGGCTGGTGCCGTTCGGATTATGCTCCGTGCCGAGCAGATAGATGTCGGCCCAGAAGCGCGCCCCGTCCTTCGTCTCGACGAGGGTCATGCCGCGAGGATCAGGGCAGTCCGGGCGGAAATCGACGTCCCACAGCGAACAGGGATTGACGGCCGGGACGTCATCGCCGCCGGCGCGCGCCGCGGCGTTGCCGCCAGGCGCGAAATGGAACCCGGCAAACCAGCCGCCCGAGAGCGGGTTGGACCGGGTCGCGAGCGTGGCGAAGGGCTGGCCATCCCTGGTCAGGCCGACGTGATAATCCTGTCCCGGCGCCCAATCGTCGAGCATGTCGACCGGCCGGTCGGCGGGAAATGAAAAACCCTTGCCGTCGATCTCGATGGACGTGCCGCCGCGGACGGCGATGTCCGTTGCGCCAGTGGCGACAAGGATCGACGTGGATGGTACGGGCCTGCGGATGACAGGCGGCGGCGATGATGCTTCGGCGGTTGCCGTCATGACGATCGTCCTTTGCTGATCGGGTTGATTTCGATATCCGCGCGGCGGCGTCCCGCCGGCGGATGCCGAAAGCCGCCGGGTCAGGCCGCGCGGCGGACGAAGTTGCGGTTGGCGCGGTCGCGGGCGGCCTGCAGATGATCCTTGATCTGCTGTTCGGAGAATTTCAGCAGCAGGTCTTCCTTCGTGCCGCTGCCGCTTTCGGTGATGTAGTCGGCCATCTCGCCGACGATGTCGCGGATGACGGCACCGGAATAGGGCTTGCCGTAGATCGCTTCGCGGTCGAGCTCGCCGGAGGCGATGCGGGCGGCGACGGTTGCTTCGTGCGCGGCGATGTTGGCGTCGGTGATCGGGGTGCGGGACTGCAGCATTTCATTTCTCCTGTTGCGATTGAGGATTTGAAGCCGGAGCGGAGGCGTCCGCTCCGGCTTCTCTGCTGCCGGCACCAGGGGGTTCAGGGGCGGCATCCGGGCAGCAAATCTGGAATGGTGATCGCAGGATGTGGAAAAGGCCGGCCGGCCGCGCGCCGTTATGTTAGCGGCGATTGACCAATTGCACTTGCGGGCGCAGTCTGGCTGCGCTGAATGACGGCACCGAACCGCGCCCCAACGCGATCCGGCGCCTGCTATCCCCTCATGACCAATCCACAAGGAGATAATGATGACCGAGAATAAACCGGGCAAGCCGAGCGGCGGCTCGTCGTATGAGCAGAAATCCTCCGGCGTGCGGCAGCCTGCCGTCGCCATCAATCCCAATAGGGTGACGCCGAATGTCGGGCCCGGCGTCCGGCAACCCAAACCGCCCGGAAAATAGGTGAGACCATGGCGCTTGATCGCGAAAACATCCGCTTCAACGTTCTGCGCAATGCGCTCTATCACACCGGCCGCAGGCTGGCGCTGGAGCGCTATAACCGCTGGTGCAATTTCGCGATCATCCTGCTGGGCGCCGCCGGCATGTCCGACATGGCGCGCCTGGAAGGCGTCGACGGATACCAGGCCTATGTCGGCTTGGCCGTCGCCGTCATCGGCGCCGCTCAACTGGTGTTCGATTTTGGCGGCAAGGCGCGCGACCATCAGAGCCTGCAGCGCGATTATTACCATCTGCTGGCGGAGATCGAAGAGGATTTGACCACGGACGAGGCTCAGCTCGCCCGCTGGCACGGGCAGATGGTCCGTATTGCCGGCGACGAGCCGCCGATCCTGCGTGCGCTCGATGCCAAGGCATACAACGATGCGATCGACGCCAGCGGCTATTACGATCGCAGCGAACGCCTGCATATTCCCTTCTGGCACAAGCTGTTTGCGGCGTTTCTGTCCTTCGAGGGCACCGGCTACGATACGCTGGCCGAAGTCGCGGCGAAGAAAGCCGCCAGGGTAAACCGCGGCCATCCTTCCTGACTTTTCGACCATCGTTTCCATCGCGCCGATACCTTGATCTGGTTGGGGCTAACGCCCCGGCCATGCGGGAGGTTTGCATGGCCGGGGTTGTCGGCTTCGGCGCTGGGAGGAGGAGTGCGCGTCTGCCTGTCAGGCCCTGACGACGCGCACTGTGCAATACGCACATAGCCGTGTCAATAAAAAAGTGCATAACGCACACCATAAAAGTTGGAGTGCGTTTTTTGCGCGTGAAGAATTATGATGATCGAGAAGATCGGCCTGCTACAAATTGGAAGAGGCGCGCCGAATGGCGCGCCTCTGATGTGGTGGAAGTATGTTTTCTTGATTCAACGCGTTAGGGCTTGACTTCACTGTATCGCGCTGCGGTCTTTCGCAACCGGTCGCTGTAGTCATAAATCTGATCGAGAGACTCGATGATGACGCGCTCTTCTTTCTCCCCGTCGAACAACCCCATGTATTTCACTGATCGATTGAAATGGAGCCGCGCAAGTGGACGGCGATTGTTGTCGTCGACCAGGATTGCGCAGTATGAGGCTGCATCCCGCATGAATACGCGCTTGGCGGCAATGGTGTCGCGGACGATAGCACGCACGACCATGAAGCCCTCGCGCTCTTCTTCCGTGGTGACGATATCCGGCTCTTCGGTGACAGGCAGGTCTATTTTTTCGACGACTTCCTGAGTATCGGCCAGGGCGTTTGTAAGTCTCGTCTTAACGGTATCCATCACGACTTCACGAAACGCCGTCCGAACGAGGCTGGTCAGCATTTCCTTTGCCTGCCCGCGAAACTGACCCTCATAAACGTTTCGGGTGACCATCCTAACGAATTCTTCAGAGGGCTCTTCGGCGAGCTTCGATATTTCCTGTTTGATTCCGGACGTGTATTTCAGCCGTTCGGCCGTCGCGAGGATAGCAGAGACATCGAAGGTCCCCTTTTCGAATTTTTTCAGCTCGGGTATCAGGTTGGCTTGAGGATCGGAAATATCAAAAATAAGAAACGGTCGTGTATCCAGTTTGTTTTTCTCTTCGAGATCAGTATAGAACTGAAACGCTCTACCATTTGTCAGTATTGCAAATTTCGCGTTGAGCACTGTGAAATACCGGAAGAGCTGATCGAGATGTCGTTTATCCAGCGTAGTGGAGATCGGCTTGCATTCGACCAATATCTCGATTTTGCCATTGATTTTGACCGCGTAGTCGACCTTCTCGCCCTTTTTGCCAACCGCATCGGCAATGAACTCTGGAATGACTTCGTTGGGATCGAAGACGTCATATCCCAAGCCTGCGAGGAACGGCATGACCACTGCCGTCTTCAGTGCTTCCTCCGTCGCCATGGAACTCGAATGGTTTTTCACTTTCTCGGCAAGTACGCGTACGGTGTCTTCAATAGCCATGGCCCCCTCCGTCTCTTGGCTAGTTTACTATCCTGTTGCTAGTCGCAGCCGCCCCTGAATGCCGCCGACGCGATCAAGTTTTTTCCATTGACGCCTTGGCATTGTCGTAAAAATCTCGCCGATCCATTCCAGACGAACATTCTCGATCAATGGCGCGTTGAACGATGCCAGATTGACGCACCCGTCGCTGCCGCGCTGGATCGTTTTGACGAACCGGCGACCATCTGTTGTTCTAACCGCTGCTTCCTCGCCGTAAAAACTCTCCAGCGGGCGTTGCTGTTCTCGGTAGACGACGATAGCAAAGCCTTCCTTATAAACCGGCAGCATGGAGTCCCCTTTGACCTCGAAGGCAATCATCTCGGCGGGCAGAGGGAACGGCAACGAGATTTGATACAGGCCATCGGCAGGCACTTGATCAAAGTCCGGTTCGATTTCGGCGCCGGCGCCGACGAAGCCCATAATCGGAATATCGCGCGGCTGATCTGGTCCAGGTCCTTCGCCGGTCAAAAGCCAGCCTTCACTTACGCGATAGGCCTTTGCATAACGGTCGGCAGCTCGCACAATGCCGCGCGTGCCATTCTCATGTTGGGCATAGGTATCGTAAGACCAGCCAAAGAAGGTCGCGGCGGCCTTGGCATCGTCAAAGCCACGCGCTCTGCGTGCTTGTTCAAGGCGTTTTGCAGGGTCTGGTCGATCGTCATAATCCATGATGTGCAAAAAGCACGATTTCAGTGTGCGTTTCGACTTGACAATGTGCTGTGCGTTATGCACATTTTCAGACATGGAAAACGATTTGGACATTAGAGCGCTCCGGCAAGAGATAAACTGGAAGCAGGATCGGCTTGCACGATTTCTCGGTGTGGACCGCTCAAGCGTTGCCCACATGGAAAACGGTCGTTCGATTAGCGGGCCGGTACGTCGCCTGCTTCTCATCCTCAAGGATGTGGCAGCACGTGGAGAGGTTGAAACGTTGTTTCCCGATGCTGAACCTGTCAAAGGTTTGGAGGCCGCCGAATGACGCGCCTCGCTTCTCATCTCTCGGACCTGGCGGCGCGGCTGTATGACGCGCCGCCGGAAGGCGTGCGGGCCGGCGCCGTTGGGACGGCCCGGTTAGCACGCGATTCTCGCCGCGAAAGGATCTTGCCATGGAAAACCCGCTCCGCAGCATCGGCAAGCGCCCGCTTGTCTCGATCGGATACGCCTTTCGAATGCGCATCGAGCGCGCCGCCGCCGCTCGCGAGGAACGGCGGGCTTTCGAAGCGTGGCTTCGGACGCAACCGGCCGAATACCAGGATCTCTGGCTCAGCTGCCAGCAGTCTGCTGCAGCCGGCTGAGGACCATCTGTGCGCCGGAATGGGTCTGTGCAGTATAGTGATAGCGCGCGCCTCCCTCCTTTCCCGCCTCGGCGAGTTCGCGCCACAGCCCCCTGGTCGATGCAGCAAGCTCCGACAGGATATCGGCGCGGCGCGGACTGTCCCTGAGCAGTTCGGCCAGAACGATCTCGATCGCCAGCAGCCGTCCGGCCACGGCGCCATCCCCATATATTTCCGTCACGATGTCTCTCCCCTCGGTTGGTTGCGCGTCCAGTGGACCATGCGTCATGACGGTTGGCAAGCGTGGCGCCCGCGCCGCGCTTGCCGCTCTTTCCCCTGCGGCGGCCATCTTGCCATAGTCGCGCCGCAGCCTGGCCCCGTGCGCGTGCGATTCCGCGCATGGGGTCCTCTTTCGAATTTGGAGTGGGCGAAAGCATGTGGTCCCCCGTGATTTCATAGGCGGACGATACCGGCGCGCGGCCGGGCTTTCACGGAATCAAAGCTGGCCCATTTTTCCTTGACGCAAAATTTCGGGGGTGTTTTCGTGCGTTCTCTTTCCGAGCATGACTGTGTGACCATCAAGGCTGCGACAGCGGCTGCTTACGAAGCTCTGGGCGGCGTCAGCCGGGCGGCCGAATATCTCGGTGTCCGGCCGTCGACGCTGACGAAATATGCTTCGCCCGCCAGCGAATGGCGCGGCAATTTCATCCGGCTCGACCTGGCCGTGGCGCTCGACCGCGCTTCCGAGCATCCGTTTCTCATCACTGTCATGGACGACCTGGTCCGCAGGGAGCGGGCCGAGGCGCTTGGCCATGTGAGCGCCGGAATGGCGCTTCGGATGAGCACGGTTTTCCACGAAGTGGTGCGCGAGGTCGCGATGGCGATCGAGGACGGTGTGATCGATGCGGCCGAACGACTGGCCGTGCGCAACCGGATCGTGGCGGCGCAGCGCGATCTCGGACGGCTCAATGCGATGATGATCGGGAGCGCACGATGAAACGATACGCGCCGAAGGTAGACAGCGACAGCGAGACGGACGCCCCCGCCGATTCGAGCGAAATGGCCAAGGCCTGCTCACTGGTCCTCGGCGCCGCCGCCATGGTGTGCGTCGAGTCCGGATATTCGGATGAGGAAGCGGTTCACGGCTTCCGTGCCGCGCTCGGCGGCGTCCGGGTTCGCAGCATAGCTGGGGGTGCGCACTGATGAACGCCTGGACAATCGACAAGCTCAAGATCGCCGCCGAACGCTGGAAGGAAGGCGATTCCGCCAACACGATCGCCCGCATCGTCGGCGTCAGCCGCAACGCGGTGATCGGCGTCGCCCATCGCCGGCGCGACCTGTTTCCCGAACGCCTGCCGCCCGAGAGCACCAAGAATTACGTGATGGCCAGGCGCATCGAAAAAACGCGGCGGGACGCCGAAGCGGCGCGGGCCGAAGAGCAGCCATGGGCGCCGCCGAAGCGGGCCGAATACATACCCGGGCTGGACGCGCTGACTGCGCCGTCTGATGATTGCCACGGTCCCGGCAATCCCGTTCAGCTCATGCTCCTGACGTCGACGACGTGCCGCTGGCCGGTGTCCGGCCAAGGCGCCGCGACCCTGTTCTGCGGATCGGGGATCGACCGCGACCGGATCTATTGCGACGCCCATCGCAGGCTTGCCTATCAGCCGAGGCCGCGCTGATGACCAGGATGATCGGCATCTCGCTCACCGTGCCAATGGCGGCCAAGCTGACGCTCGACCGTCAGGCGGCGGCGCGCGGCATCGCTTCGTCGCTGTGGATCGGCCAGGTGTTCGATGTGGGTTTCGGCGCCGTCTGCGCGCGCGAAAAGAGCATGCCGATCAGCGACGGCGATCTCGATGCGCTGGTTGGCGCGACGCTTCTGCTGCAGTCGGAAAACTGGCACCCGGAAAAGATCGCAAAGGGGCTCGGCGTCCCGCGCGCAACGATCACTCGCATCCTCGACGGCTGGAAGAAATACCGGCGCGGGATGGATTCAACGCTCAAGGGACAAGGCTGATGATCAAGCCGGGATCACGATACAATGTCACCGGGCCGAAATACGCGGCCCTTGCCAATGCAGTCTCCGATGCGATCGCCGAGGCGCAGAAGGCCGGTCTCAGGATCGACGAAGCTGTCTGCATCGTTGCCGGTGTCGCGGCCGACTATGCGCGCGGCGAATATGGCGATGCCTATCTCACCCTGCTGGCGGAGGTCGTCAGCGATCAGGCGGGCAAGCCGCTCCCCAAAGATATCGGGGGGCAGTGATGGCGATGTCGATGCTCTCCCGTCGTTCCTTCCTGCTTGGCAGCGCCTCGATCGCGGCGATGTCGATCGCGCCGCTGCCGGCGCCGGCTCGGCCACTGATGATCGGCGCCGACCTGACGGCAGATTCGGACATGATGATGTGGGCAGTCGGCACCAGTGGCGATTTCAACTGGCGTCCGATCGCGGCGCGAAGCGCCAAAGAGGCCTATGCCCTACGGTTTTCCTGCGACATCGGCGAGATCGAGGATTCGAGCTTCGAAGAGAATGTGGTGCGCGTCGAGAGCTGGGACGGGCGGCGGCCGGAAGAGATCATCCCCGCCGACTGGATCGAAGCCGATCTGGGCGCCTGCTGCAGCCGCTGCGACGGCGAATGCTACGGGCCCGACGGGGCGAAAGTGGTCGGTGCCGACGTCGTCTGCCCGGACTGCATGGAGATCTTCGACTGGGTCGAGGTCGACGAGGATCACTCCGTCGAACTGATCGCCGTGGAGATCAGCGAATATGGCGAGGACGCCGCGCGGCAGCGGATCGACGGCGCGGATGCGATTCCCGACGACATCTGGGCCAGGGCGGTTGCGGAGGCGGCGAAGCTATGAGCAAGCGACGTTCCATCAAAGACTTGATCGACCGCGATTTCTCCGAAGGCTATGCGGAGATGCGGGAGCTTGTCGACTTTACGTCCTCTCCCGAACTGATAGCCGCGATGCCCGCGAAGGATCGGGCCTTGATCCGCATGACCGAACTGATCTCGGTCGCCATGATCGAGGGCACCAACGAATGGAACGACGCCTCTGAGCTTGACCCGGTCGCCGTCATGCTGACCTGCTGGCAGGCGACCGGGATCGCGCTCGCCTGCCTGAATGTGCAGGGCTTTTCCGAAGCGAACGGGAAAGTTCGCCAGGAAATGCAGGCGGTTATCAGCAGCGTTTATCAAAAGACGGTGAAGGATTGTTATGCGCGCGAGGGATCGGGCAAATGACCGTCACCGCCCTGCCCGCACATCCGCTCGCAAACCTGTTCCCGATGATGGATCAGCCGGACATCGAAAAGATGGCCGACGATATCTGCACGTTCGGGCAGCGGGAAAAGATTATCGTCCTCGACGGCATGGTGCTGGATGGCCGCAACCGCCAGGCGGCGTGCATCTTCGCGGACATTGCGCCGGAATACGAGGATTTCGACGGCGATGATCCGCTGAATTTTGTGCTCTCGCTCAATCTCTATCGCCGGCACCTGACGGAAAGCCAGCGCGCCATGGTCGCCGCCAAGGTGGTCGATTGGGAAAACGGCCTCAACCAGTCGACGTCCGGGTCGGCAAATTTGCCGACCCGGCGGGCGGCGCAGGCGCTGTCGATCTCCGAGCGCGCGGTGGTGGCGGCCAAGCGCATCCACGAACATGGATCGCAGGAACTGGTTGCCGCCATCCAGGACGGGCGGATCAAGGTGCACACCGGCGAAGCGCTCTCCTGGCTCGAAAAGGAAGAGCAGGAGCGCGTTCTGAGGGAAGAGGAAAAGGCGATCGTCGCCCGCGCCAAGGAAATCCGCCGCAAGCGTCAGGAGGTGCGGCACGAGGGCCGGCTGCTGCACATGTCGCTGGTGGCGGACGCCGGTGCGCGGCTTGCGGGAACAGTCGCGAAGAAGTTCGGTGTCATCTATGCCGATCCGCCATGGAAATTCGGCGTGCATTCGGAAGTGACGGGTCGCGAGAAAAGCGCCGAAAATCATTATCCGACCATGCCGACCGATGACATCTTTGCACTTTTTGCAAAGATCGGCGAGCCGGCTGCGCGCGACGCGGTTTGTTTTCTCTGGGCGACCAACCCGATGCTGCCGCAGGGGCTGGCTACGCTGGAGGCGTGGGGCTTTGCCTATGTGCATCACTGGATCTGGGACAAGCAGGTCGCCGGCACCGGCTATTGGGGCCGTGACCGGCACGAGCTGCTGCTGATCGGCCGTCGCGGGGAACCGGCGACGCCCCTGCCGGGTAGCCAGCCGGAGACGGTGCATTGCGAGCGGAAAGGTCCGCACTCCGCAAAGCCGGACTGGTTCGCGGAGCAGATTGAAAAGCTCTATCCCGGCGTGCCGAAGCTCGAGATGTTTTGCCGCAAGCCGCGGCCGGGCTGGGATGCGTGGGGCTTCGAGGCGAGCCGGACCGATGAGGTGGCGGCATGAACATCAGTGATGCGAATCCTGCCGACGATACCGCTGTAGCGGCCCGTTTCAATCGGCTGTTGGGCATCTGCAAGCGAATTCGGTGGAACGATTTTGGCGTTCCCTCACGCGAAAGCAAACAAGCGCGCGATGCTCTCGAAGACCTCGCGGAGTTCTTGTTCACGGATGCCGTCGATCGCGTGGTTGAAGAGCATCGACAGGGCGGTGAACCATGATCCAGCGTCTCGACGAACTGACCGAACCGGTCGAAGTCGGCAAATGGTACCTAGTGCCGACGGTGACTGCGATGTGGAACAACCAGATCGAAGCCTGGCCGGTCATCGGTCCGCAACACAATGATTCCCAGTGCCTCGATTTCGAGCATCAGCATTACCACCCCGATTGCCGCTTCCTCGTTGGCCCGGGACCGGAAAACTTCTGGTTCTGGCGGGCAGCGATGGCATCGCCGATCCAATCGAATACGAAGGTCAATCCCGAGGGACTGCCGAAGCCGATGTGGAAGCGGCGCAAATGCAAGCGGCTGTCAAACCCGGCGCTGCCGAAACTGATGGCAGACATGGCCGGGTCCCGCTGGAAGGGCTGGGTCTGCCATTTCGATATGTGGGAGGGCAGACAGGCGCGACATGACGGCCGCGGCTGGGTTTGTCCACATCGATCGGTGCCACTCGCGGATCATGCCGCCGTTGACGGCGTTATCACCTGCCCGCTGCATTTCCTGCGGATCGATGCGGCGACAGGCGTGGTGCGGCCGGCGTTCGAAGGCGGTGCGGCATGAGCGAGCGCATCGTCACCATTCATCGCGAGCTCTGGCAAGACGCGTGGCGGATCGAAGCGGAGCGGTTCTTCGCGGCCATGGAAGCCGAGGGCGCGCTGCCGACGCGGGAGCCCATCAGCGGTGGCGAGGATTGCATCTTCGCCATGGCGGTCACCGGGCAGGCATGGCGGCCTGTCGGGATGGCGACGCATTATCAGCCGGAGGGCTGGGACGCGCTTTGGCTGGACCTGCTTTATGTCGAGCCCGCCTACCGGCGGCGGGGTGTTGCACGCCGACTGATTGCCGAGGTGGTGAGCCGGGCCGACCTGCTTGGCCTGCCCAGGGTCGAATTCGGGACGATGATCGACAATGGGCCGATGCAGGCGCTCGCCGTCGCCAGCGGATTTGGTAATGCGCGCGTCAATTTCGAGATGGCGCTGGCCGCGCAAGGCGGTGCGGCATGACCGCTCACGATTACGACGCTTTTCTGCGCAGCAAGATGAAGATCGCGGTGCCTGGCGGCATCGACATTGACCAGGCCCGGATCAATCCGGCGCTCGCGCCGCATTGCAAGGCGATCGTGCATTGGGCCTTGCGCGGCGGCCAGCGGGCGATCTTCGCGAACTTCGGGCTGCACAAGACCTCTATGCAGATCGAGCTGATGCGGCTGATCGCCATCGAGACGGCCGGTCTCACTCTGATCGTCTTGCCGCTCGGCGTCCGGCAGGAGTTCTTTGACGAGGCGAAGGAGCGGTTCCATGCAGAGCACGCCGTGCGCCTGAAGTTCATCCGCACCTCTTCGGAAATCCGCACGGACATTGACGACCTCATACCGGGTGAAGGACCGGTCATCTATTTGACCAACTACGAGAGCGTCCGCGACGGCAAGCTCGATGTGAGCATCTTCACGGCCGTCAGCCTCGATGAGGCGGCGGTGCTGCGCGGCTATGGCACCAAGACGTTTCAGACGTTCCTGCCGATGTTCGCCGGCGTCAAATACAAGTTCGTCGCCACCGCGACGCCGTCGCCGAACCGGACGAAAGAGCTGATCCATTATGCCGGCTTCCTGGGCGTGATGGATACCGGGCAGGCGCTGACGCGGTTCTTCCAGCGCAATTCGGAAAGCGCGGGCGACCTGACGCTCTTTCCCCACAAGGTCGAGGAATTCTGGCTCTGGGTGCACAGCTGGGCGGTGTTCCTGCAGACGCCATCCGACCTCGGTTTTTCCGACGATGGCTATATCCTGCCGGCGATGGAGGTGCACTGGCACGAGGTGCCGATCGACCATTCGACGGCCGGCGTCGATCGCGACGGACAGGGCCTGCTGCTGCGCAACACCGCACTCGGCGTGACGCAGGCGAGTGCAGCCAAGCGCGACAGCCTGTCGGCGCGCATCGACAAGATGAAGGAACTGATCGCGCTCGATCCGGAGGCGCACCGGATCCTCTGGCACCATCTTGAGGACGAGCGGCGGGCGATCGAGGCGGCCGTGCCCGGCGTGCGGTCGATCTATGGCAGTCAGGAGCTGGAGGTCAACGAAGCGAATGCCGTCGGCTTCAAGAATGGCACGTTCCGCGACCTCGCCACCAAGCCGGAAATGTCGGGGGCCGGCTGCAATTTCCAGAAGCATTGCGCCTGGGAAATCTTCGTCGGCATCAATTACGGCTTCCACGACTTCATCCAGGCGGTCCACCGCATCGTCCGCTTCGGACAGACCAGAACCTGCCGGATCGACATCATCTATTCCGAAGCCGAGCGCGAGGTGCGGCGCGAGATGGAGCGCAAGTGGCGCGACCATGACGCGATGATGGAGCGCATGGCGGAGATCATCAAGCAATTTGGCCTCGATCAGCTGCCCGTCGACGAGGTCCTGAACCGCTCGATCGGCGTGGTGCGGCATGTCGAGAAGGGCGATCTCTTCCATGTCGCCCATAACGACTGCGTCGACGAAGCTTCGCTTACCGCGCCGAATTCGATTGGCCTCGTGGTGACGTCTGTACCGTTTTCCAACCACTACGAATATACCGAGAGCTACAACGGCTTCGGCCATACCGACGACAACGATCATTTCTGGTCGCAAATGGATTTCCTGACGCCGGAACTCCTGCGCATCCTCAAGCCGGGACGGTTGGCGGCCATCCACGTCAAGGACCGGGTGCTGTTCGGCAACGTCACCGGCGAGGGCATTCCGACCATCTCGCCCTTCCATGCCGAGGCGATCTTCCACTATCGCCGGCACGGGTTCCAGTATTGCGGGATGATCACGGTGACCACCGACGTGGTCACCGAAAACAACCAGACCTATCGGCTCACCTATTCCGAGATGATGAAGGATGCCAGCAAGATGGGCGTCGGCTGCCCGGAATATGTGCTGCTGTTCCGGAAGGCGCAGAGCGACAAATCCAAGGGTTATGCCGACGAGCGCATCGAGCACGACGCGCCGCTGGTGATCGCCGCCGACGGCAGTCACCAGCGTTGGAGCGACGGCGACCGGAGGGCACAGGTGCCGGCTTCGGGCTATACGCTGGCGCGCTGGCAGCTTGACGCGCATGCCTTCTGGCCGAGCTCGGGCAACCGGCTCCTGACCACCGACGAGATGGTGCGGCTCGGGCCGAAATCGACGTCGACGGCGTTCCGGGCGCTGTTCGAGGGCGACGCGGTTTACGATTTCGACGCGCATTGCCGGCTGGGCGAGGAGCTGGCGGCGCGCGACAACCTGTCGAAGACCTATATGACGCTGGCGCCGCAGAGCCGGCATCCGGCCGTGTGGACCGACGTGATGCGCGCCCGGACGCTGAACGGCGAGCAGGCGCAACGCAATCTCGAAAAGCATATCTGCCCGCTGCAGTTCGACATCGTGGACCGGCTGATCGAGCGCTACTCGAACAAGGGCGACATTGTCTACGACCCGTTCGGCGGGCTGATGACCGTGCCTTACCGCGCCATCCTGAAAGGCCGGCGCGGCCAGGCGAGCGAGCTTTCCGACACCTATTTCCGCGACGGACTGCGCTATTGCCGCGCGGCGGAGGCCAAGATCGCCGTGCCGGACATGTTCGGCATGATGGGGCTGGAGGCGGAAGATGCAGCCTGATTATTCATCAGAGATGCTGCAGGCCTTCCTGCATATCCGCGTCGACTTCACCAACCGGACCTCGTTTAGCCCCGGCTATGACACGATCAAGGCCGAGCGGCATGTGCTTGCCAAGACAGCAGGCGTGACGAAAGACCAGATCTGGCGAGCGTGGCAGGGAAAGCCGGTCAATGCGGCCGTGCGAACACGCCTCTGGGCTGCGCTCGGTGTCTATCCCGCCGATTTCGGTGTGGTGCTGACCGACGACGGCGGGCAGATGTCGATCGGCGGTGGCGCATGACCGAGCTGCCCTACATTTATCGCTGGGATCGGCAGGGCCGGAAAGGGCAGCTCTGCGAGGTGCTTGTCCGCGCTGCGGTCATGAACTCCTGCCTGGTGCGGTTTGCAGACGGCTACACCATGGTGACAAGCCGGAACGCCCTGAAGCGTTCCCAGAAACATGCATCGCCGGGCTCCGATAAAAGACGAGGCTCGTCATGACCGGGCTTCAGAACTCCCGCGATCCGGGCCGCGCCGATTACGACACGCGCGAATTCGCCCGTGCGATCCGACTGAAGATTGCCGCAGGCGGCAAGGGGATCAGGGCGCTCGCGGGCGAGATCGGCGTGACGATCAACGACATTTCCCGCGCCGCCGGTGGCCAGAACGTCTCGGTCGCCAAGGTCATCGCGCTCTGCAAATGGCTCGACGTGCCCGTCGAGCACTTCTACCTAGAACCGGATTTCACATTGAATTCAGCATGTTCCACCGGGAGCAACGTGAAACATCCGCCAGACGATTGCGGGGCGCGATCATGAATCCGCTCGTCGAACAGCTTCAGGCGATGACCACGGATATCGAGCGGGCCGACTGGCTGCAGCTTTGCCCGTTCCGGATTCTCATCAGACACGAGGCGGAAATCGCCCGGGTGCTCGAACGGGCGGGGTTCGAGGCGGGCCTGAAATGCCTTGAAGCGGAGCTGGCGCTGGCGGCGTCGGTGCGGATCAAAGGCGACGGTGGATTCCGGCCGGAGCCGCTGTTTGCCGCACATGTCGCACGTGGCGAAATGCGCGTGGCGGCGAAGCGCCGGGATCGGCTCACGCCTGCCGCGGCGGGCATGGCGCGGACGGCAGATCAGGGAGACAAGTGAGGGGAACATGGCAGAGACGATCAGATTTCACGGTGCGAACACGCGGCTGCTGGCGCCGGCCGGTGTCGAAAACGTCGGTGAACTGCACACGTTCACCAATGGTTGTTGCTCTGTCTCATGCTGGCAACTGACGCCGGCGGAGATCGACGAAGTGATGCGCACCGGCTGCGTTTTCGTCTCCGTTCTCAGCGGCCGAACGCAACCCCCGATCTTCGTGGGCAGCGAGGATGAGGTGCGATCACTGGTCGTCGACTACGGCGGCGTCTGGCAAAAGGGGGATATCTGCTGATGTATGCCGCCTCCCTCTTCGACCGACATTATGGCGCGTCCACGGCGCTTTCCGGCGAGCCGCTGATCATCGACAGCTTTGCCGGTGGCGGCGGGGCGTCGACCGGGATCGAGATGGCGCTCGGGCGCTCGCCCGACATCGCCATCAACCACAATGCCGCGGCACTGGCGCTGCATGCGGCCAACCATCCCGAGACGCTGCACATCTCGGAAAACGTCTACCGCATCGATCCGCTCGATCATCTCGCCGGAAAGCATATCGGGCTCGGCTGGTTTTCGCCCGACTGCAAGGATTTCTCCAAGGCCAAGGGCGGCACGCCGGTTTCCCGCAACATCCGTGATCTCGCCTGGATCATTCCCGGCTGGGTGGAGCGCATCCAGACGAGCGGCGGCCGTGTCGACGTCGTGATCATGGAGAATGTCGAGGAATTCGCGCTCTGGGGTCCGGTGATCGAAACCGAACGCGGCCTGATGCCGGATCCTGAGCGGCGCGGCGAAACCTTCCAGAAATGGTGCAAGAAGCTCCGCAGCCTGGGCGGACGGATGCAGAAGCGCGAGCTGCGCGCCTGCGACTACGGCGCGCCGACGATCCGCAAGCGGCTTTTCATCATCGTCCGTTTCGATGGCGGAAAGATCGTCTGGCCGAAGGAGACGCATGGCGCGCCCGACGACCGCGACGTGATCGCCGGCCGCAAACTGCCGTGGCGGACGGCGGCGGAGATCATCGACTGGTCACTGCCCTGCCCGTCGATCTTCGACAATGCCGCCGATATCTTCGCGAAGTTCGGATTGCGGGCCGTGCGGCCGCTGGCCAACAACACGATGGCGCGGGTGGCGCGCGGCATGAAGCGCTACGTGCTCGATGCCGAGCGGCCGTTTCTGGTCAATCTCACGCATGGCGGGCGCTGCGAGGACCTGGCGCAGCCGGTCAACACGCTGACGGCGGCGCATCGCGGCGAGAAGGCGGTGGTTGTGCCGCATCTGACGGCTTACTACGGACAGGGCGATGGCGGGCAGGATCGCACCGCGCGCGGAGATGAACCGTTGCGCACGATTACCACGGAAAACCGGCATGCGGTCATTGCGCCGCATCTGATGACGATGCGCAATGCCGGCAAGCCGTTCAACGGGGTCGACCAGCCGACGCATACGATCACCGCCGGTGGTGCGGGTCTCAGCCTCGTTACGCCGACTTTGGTCGGCTGCGGCGGCCGTGCCGGGCAAAGCCGGCCGCGCGGCGTCGATGAGCCTGCGGCGACGGTCACGGCGAAGGCGGATGCGTGTGTCGCCGCCGCTTTCGTTGCGCAGCACAACAACGACAGCCGACGCATCGGCGGTGTCAATCCGGGCCGCTCGCTTGACGAACCACTGTCGACGATCACCGCGACCGGCGCGCAGCAGGGAATCGTCTCAGCTTTCATATCTCGTCAGTTCGGAACCTCGACCGGGCACGCGATTGATGATCCGTTGGCGACAACGACCGCCGATGGCGGCGGGAAATCCGCATTGGTGTCGCCTTTCCTGCAAAAATACTATGGCACCGGCGACGGTTCGCGCCATGACGAGCCTTGCCATACCGTCACCGTCAAGGATCGTCACGGCCATGTCGAGGCATCGATCGCGGCCCCTCCATTCACGCCGGAGATGGAAGCGCGGGCGCGGCAGGTCGCAGACTTCATGCGTGCGCACGGGTTCTGGGACGATCGTGAATTCGTCACCATCGTCATCGGAGCCGAAACCTTTGTCATCGTCGATATCGGCATGCGGATGCTGACGCCGCGCGAACTCTATAACGCGCAAGGATTCCCGCCCGAATATGTCATCGACGGCGGTTGGGACAAGCCCGGCATCGGCCACAACGGCGGGCCGGTGTGGCTGCCGTTTTCGAAATCCGTGCAGGTCAGTTGCGTCGGCAATTCGGTGTCGCCGCCGGTGGCTGCGGCGCTGGTGGCGGCCAACTGCAACCACCTGACGCGGATGCGGGAGGCGGCATGATGCGGCAACCGACTTTGTTCGAGGGCGACAAGCGGCTCGTCTACGACGAGGCGGTCGACCTGACGCTGCAATCCATGCAGGCCTATGGGCCGGCGCATGAGCATTGGGGCATCGCCTGGTCGGGCGGCAAGGATTCCAGCGCCACGCTGACCCTGATCGTGCATCTGATCAGCACCGGACGGCTGGCGCCGCCGAAGACGCTGTCGGTATTCTACGCCGACACGCGGCTGGAACTGCCGCCGCTGGCGATCTCGGCGCAGCGGATCGTGCAGCAGCTGGTCGCGCTCGGCATTCACGTCGAGGTGGTCATGGCGCCGCTCGACAAGCGTTTCATGGTCTACATCCTCGGCCGGGGCGTGCCGCCGCCCAACAACAATACGCTGCGCTGGTGCACCCGCCAGATCAAGGTGGACCCGATGACCGAGGCGCTGGCCGCGCGGCTCGATGCGCTCGACGGCAACATCCTGATGATCACCGGTGTCCGCCAGGGCGAGAGCGCCATGCGCGACCAGCGCATCGCCATGTCCTGCGGCAAGGACGGCGCCGAGTGCGGGCAAGGCTGGTATCAGCAGGTCCTGCCGCAGGCCAGGGGCATCCGCGGGCGCATCGCCACGCTGGCGCCGATCCTGCACTGGCGGGTCTGCAATGTGTGGGACTGGCTCCGCATCTATGCGCCGCTCGCCGAATATGGCGGCTGGGCGACGGCGGCGATCGCCGACGCTTATGGTGGCGACGAGGCGGTCGAGACCAATGCGCGGACCGGCTGCTGCGGCTGTCCGCTGGCCAGCCAGGAGCTGGCGCTCGAAACCGTGCTGGCGTCGCCGCAATGGGGGTATCTCGCGCCGCTCAGGGGCCTGAAGCCGCTCTGGCGCGAACTGCGGGAGCCGCGCTGGCGGCTGCGCAAGGCCGGGATCGAGCGCCTGAAAGATGGTTCCGTTGCCGCCAATCCACAGCGCATGGGGCCGCTGACCTTCGATGCCCGGCGGATGGCGCTCGACCGGGTGCTATCCATCCAGGCGGACTGCAACGCCGCGGCGCGTGAAACCGGCCGGCCCGCGATCGACATCCTCAACGGCGAGGAAGAGGCGCGCATCCGCGAACTGATCGACGCCGAAACATGGCCGCAGGGCTGGGACGGCGACGAGCCGGTGGCGGACACGCCGATGGACAGCGTTTTCGCCGACGGCTCGGTGCAGCCGATTTTCATCTGAGGGCATGACGTGACGACATTCTATTTCTGCTGGGAAAAAGGCGCGAGCGGGCGATGGGGGCCGGTCTGCTATCATGGTGCGCCACCGCGCAGTGACGGCGACCGTCCGACGCGGTCGACCGTCCACGGTGTTCCTGACGACCTGATCGGCAAGGATGGCCAGCCGATGTTCGGTGCGCTCGTGGAGCGCTACCCGGCGCCGGCACCGGATGAGGCAGGTGGTCTATGAGCGATCTCTTCATGCGGCGCGACGCCGTGTTCAGCGTCGACAGGGCCCACAGGCTCGAACTGACGCGCGTCTGGGATCGCGCGCTGCCGATGCTCGTCGTCTGCATGCTCAATCCATCGACGGCCGATCACGAGGTCGAGGATCCAACCCTGCTGGCGCTGATCCATTTCGGAAAACTCTGGGGTTATGGCGGACTCCGGATCGTTAACCTCTATTCGCTGCGCACGTCGAAGCCGGCGGAGATGTTTGCGGCCCTCGATCGCGCCACCCATGTCGACAACGAACGGTACCGTGCCGAGGCCACGTTCTACGCGCGCGACCATGGTGGGCGCATGCTCGCCGCCTGGGGCAATGGCGGCGCCGTCAGGGCGACGTTCTTCTCCGCATGGGCGGTGCAGCATGTGGATCTGGTCTGCCTTGGCACGACATTGAGCGGCGCGCCGAAGCATCCCATGGCGCGCGGTCAGCATCGGATTCCGCGCGATCAGATGCCGATGGTGTGGAGGGCTCGGTCATGAGTCACGAGGCGACCATGTGGGCCGTCAAGGTGCGCGGCATCTCGCCGGCCGAGGCGCGCGTGCTCTGGCACCTCGCCGATTGCCACAATCCCGTATTCGGCTGCTTCCCGACACAGGAATACCTGGCAGAAAACTGCGAACTCGACGAGCGGTCGATCCGGAGGCTGATCTATTCGCTGCGCGACAAGGGCCATATCAACTGGATCGAGCAGCGCGAGAAGAACAAGCGGCGCGCCAACCGCTATTCCCTGGCCTTCGAGCCGGGCTTCCGCCCGGTGGAGACGATGGCGGGCGGCGAATTTGAGGCGGACAATTTGTCCGGTTCAAACGAGGCTGATGCTACCGGACAAACGGCAACCGGTGAACCGGACATTTCCGACAGTTTGAACCGGACTCCTGAGTCCGCAATAGAACCTGTAAGGGAACCAGTAAAAGAACCTGTAACAGAGAGAGAGGCGCGCGAGCGCGTGATTTCCGGTTCCGGAACGGCACCGACCGGGACCGTGAATGCCGATCTGATCAAGCGGGTGCAAAAATTCTGCACCGGAGAAGGATATCGGGAAGGCGCATGGCCGAAATGGGCGAAATCCACTATCGGCCACATTGCGGGGCGGTTTGCCGGGCTGACGGCGGCCGAACAGGACGAGGCTTGCGAATGGCGTGATCCGTTCCTGGCCAAATGCCGGCGTGAAGGCATCACCACGCCGATGCCGGTGGCCAATTACTTCCGCGACAAGGTGTGGAACATGCTCGAACCGTCCGACAAGGCGAGCGTGCGCCCGGTGGCTGGCGGCGCTCCCGTGACTGGCGCCGGCAAGGTGATCGTGCCGGTGTTCGGGCCTGTCTTCGCCGCGGCAAGGGCTTGGGCGCTGGTCTCCGGGCCGGCGTGGTTCGACCTGCCGGAGGATTTACGGGAGCGTGTCCAGGCGACCTACGAGGCGCATATCCGCCGCGGCCCACAGGCGGCGCTGAACTATCTCCGCAGGCTCGGCCTTTCCGAGGAAAACGGACGCCTGGTCTTTCCAGCCGATTTCGAGCGGCAGGAGCGGGCGCGGCGCACCATCCTGGAAGGCTATCCGGAGGTCAACCGGCTGCACGATGCCGCCAAGGACCGGGTGCATGTGACCGTGGCGCCGGTCTTCGAGCGCCTGAAGGACCTCTGCGAGCCGGTGCCGATCGGTTCGCCGATGTGGGAACGCTGGCGCGATCATGACGAGGCGCAAGGCTGGCCGTTCGTGCCGACGCCATCCGGCATGAAGGTGGTGTTCTTTCCGAAGGGCGGCCCAGACGGTCTCGACGAATTCAGGAAGGCGGCGAGCGCCGTCATGGAGAGTGGAGAAGGGCATGTTGATGCAGCGGCGGAGTGAGTTCCTGAACCTTGAATTTGACGGCATAGTCGTCGATGCCGCTCGTGCAGGCAGAGCATTGGAGAAATCAGCGATGGAAAAGCACCGTGTCGATTCGGGAAAACGGGCGGCGTCGAGGCTGCAATCGGAAGCCAAGCCCAAAAAGGCGCGCTGGTATTGCCTGCATGTCGAACAGGGATGCGAAATTGCGGTGGAAAAAGCGCTGCTCGATTCGGATGTCGAAGCGATGGTGGCGCGGGAAACGTTCGTCCAGGTCAGGCGCGGCAGCGGGGAAAAGGCCGTCGTGACGCGGGCGCTTTTCCCGTCTTACGTGTTGGTGCGCTGCGTTCCTTCCGACGAAGCCTTCGGCTTCCTGAGGCATTTCGACAATGTTCGGAAGATCATCGGCGGGGACAGCGGCTACCATGTCATCCGCGACGAAGATGTGTCTTTGTTCAAGACGATAGCCGATGGCGGCGACGTGCCGCGGATGAAGACCGACAAGAGTCTGGCGCAGGGCGACAGGGCGCTGATCCACATGGGGCCGTTTGCAGGCTTTGATTGCATCGTCACGGCGGTCAAATGGTGCAGGATGGCGCGCGCAAGCGTACGGATCGCGCTTGGCGGCCGGCAGTTCGACATCGACAGCATGCCTGTTGCATTTCTCAAAAAACTGTGAGAGCAATTCGCCACGGCCACTTCGGACGATCATGACCCTCCGATCCCTCGTCGATGCGAGGCAGAGCAGGCGCAAGCCTCAGGGACCATGCCGGAACCCAGCCCCGATCACCGCCCGCATGCGGGCAATCGATTCGGGGTCAGTGCGCCAGCTATGTCCAGTCGCATTCAAGTCGGCGTAGAGCAGCCCGGAAGCTCGGGTGGCTCATAACCACGAGGTCGCATGTTCGAATCCTGTCGCCGCAACCAGATTGACGAGGCGGTCCGCAAGGGCCGCCTTTCGACGTTCTAGGGTATGAGCTGTCGTGCTGGGCTCATGGAACTGCCTTACCAGGAGACGATGATGGGCATCCGTTGTAAGATGAGACTTGAGAATGTCTATGCCAACACGTGGGGCGGATCGAAGGCGATCTTCCGCTGCGAGTATGACCAGGCTGTAGCCGAAGACGTTTCCTTCGCGAAGGCGACGCCCTCCGGCTTCGCCGAATACCAGATCGATAATCCGGCGGCGGCGGAACAGCTGGTGATCGGCAAATCCTACTATGTGGACTTCGCGCCGGCCGAATGATCAGCGGCCAGCCAGGGTAACGGGAAAGGCGGTCCGCAAGGGCCGCCTTTTGGCATTAGGGTATGAGCAGACTCACATCCATCAAGCCGAGGCTGGCACCGCTTGACAATCGGCTCGCCATATTGCCGCGAGAACGGGCCGAAGCCGAACGATTGAAGGCTAGGGAAAAGCAGATGAAGTGGCGACGATGGTACAAGACGTCGCGCTGGCGTAAGTTGCGCATGCAAATCCTGATCCGTGACATGTTCACCTGCCAGATGTCCGGATGCGGTCGTATCGAAGTAAACTCGTCGCTGCTCGTCGCCGATCACAAGGTGCAGCACCATGGTGATGAGGACCTGTTCTGGAATCCATCGAACCTGCAATGCCTCTGCAAGCCGTGCCATGATGGCATCAAGCAGCGGATGGAGCGGAGCCTGCCGGACCGATCAAGTCACAGTAACCGATAATGGCACATGTCGACGATATCCATATAAGCCGACCCTAATGTGACAAGGGGGGGGGTCAAAAGTCTGGAAGGCCTCGGCCGCCCGGACCCGCGTCCCCCCCATGCGGAGATTTTTTATTTGTGAGCGAGAATTTCGACCTGTTCGGGTTGCCGTACATCGAAAAACCGACCCGACGCGGGCGGCCTCCGCACGAGGTCACACCGCGAACCCGCAAGAGAGTCAGCATGTTGATGGCGCTGGGATGGTCGAACCCGCGTATCGCATCGGCAATCGACATCACCCTGCCGACGCTGCACAAGCATTATTTTTACGAACTGAAGCAGCGAGATGCCGCGCGCGACCGGCTGGAAATGCGACGCTTGGAAATAGCCTGGGATTTGGCGGAGGCCGGCAATGTCGGCGCTTTCAAGGAGTTCGGCAAGATGCTGGAGCGTAACGACCGCATGGAAATCGAGCGCGAGTTTGGTTCAAAGCCCAAAGCGGCCCCGCCGCCGGGCAAGAAAGTCGTGACCGCACAGAAAGCCATCGATGCCGACGCCGACCTGATGGCGGAGCTTGAACGTGAAGCCGCAAACAGCACCCAGCAGTGACGACCTGCCGCGCTTTGCCTGCCCGGATTGGTGGGACCGGCTGCAGGCGGGCCGCACACCGATGGCGGACGTTCCGCTAAACGAGAACAAGGCAGCCAAGGCCCTCGCCTTCTTCAATCGCCTTCGGCTGCCGGACGTGCCGGGTAATCCGCGTTTGCTCGAAGCCTGCGGCGATTGGTTCCGTGAAATCCTGTGCGCTTTCCTCGCCAGCGAGGATCCTGAAACGCATCTCAGGCTGGTGTGGGAACTGCTTTGCGTCGTTCCTAAAAAGAATTCGAAAACGACCTATGTCGCAGCGCTCGGCTTGACCGCGCTCTACATGGAGGAAGCGCCTAATCGACAGATGCTGATCGTAGCGCCGAGCCAGAATATCTCGGAGCGCTGTTTTAACCAGGCGCAGGCGATGATCCGGATCGATCCAAAGCTGGATGCGGTGTTCAAGATCACCGACCATCAAAAGTATATTACCCGTCACAAAACGGGTACGCGACTGGATGTCAAGACGTTCGACACATCGATTGTCACCGGCGAAATCCCGGTCCTGACGATCATCGACGAGGTGCACGAGCTTGGAAAGGCCGCGAAGGCTGCCAGGGTGATGCAACAGATACGCGGGGGCGGTATCACCAAGCAGCGCGGTCAGGTCCTGATGATCACCACGCAGTCGGACGAACGGCCAGCAGGCATATGGGAGACGGAGCTGAAGAAGGCCCGCAGCATCCGGGACGGAAAGGGCGGTTCCGCGCCGATCATGCTGCCGGTCATCTACGAGTTCCCGCCAGAGAAGCAGCGTGACAGCGATTATTGGCGCAACCCGGCCAATTGGCACCTGATCCTGCCCAACCTCGACCGATCGATTGATCGCCAGGCTTTGATCGAAGACTATGAGAACAACGGCAGGGCCACGCGTGAGGCGGAACAGATCTGGGCGTCGCAGCATCTGAATATCGAGATTGGCGTCGGCCTCGGCGGCGACGACTGGTCAGGCGCGCATCATTGGCTCGATTGCATAGATCAGAGCCTTGTCGGCCTCGATGAACTGCTCGACCGGTCCGACGTCTGCACGATCGGCGTCGATTGGGGAGGCGCGGACGATTTGGCTTCGCTTTATGTGCTCGGCCGGGAGCACGATACCAAGCGCTGGCTCGGCTGGTCGAGGTCGTGGGCACGCCCGACCGTGTTCGAGCGGCGCAAGAGCATCGCGCATCAGTTGCGCGCATTCGAGGAGGACGGCGACCTCGTCGTGGTAGAGACCGGCGAGATGCAGGCCGCTGCCGCAGCGAAAATCTGTCGCAAGGTCTACGATTCGGGGAAGTTGCCGGAAGTTGCGGGTATCGGGCTGGATACGGCCGGGATTGCGCTGCTGCTCGATGCGCTCGAGGCCGAGGGAATGACGGAACCGCTTCTCAAGGCGGTATTGCAGGGCTGGAAGCTCAACACGGCGATCATCTCGATCCCGCTGAAACTGGAAGACAGGCGGTTCCTGCATGGTGACCAACCGATCATGGCATGGGCAATCGGCAATGCCAAGCAGGTGCTGAAGGGCGGCAACTATATCGTCACCAAGGAAGTTTCCGGCGCCTGCAAGATCGATCCACTGGCCGCGCTTTTCAACGCAGCGATGCTGATGTTCGAAAACCCGGAGGCGACCGGCATCTCGGTATACGAACAACGCGGCATTCTGGAGCTGGAATTCTGATGGGCTATTTCGGCACTTTGCTTAATGCCGCCATGGGCCGCTACGGCGATTCTAGCGGCGTCAGTGAATCCAACGGCTGGTTCGTCCGCATGATGGGCGGCGGCAAGACGAATGCCGGCGTACTCGTCAGCGAATTTTCAGCGCTACGACTGCCTGCGGTCTATGCCTGCGTCAACCGGATCGCCAATCCTGTCGGGCAGTTTCCGCTGCGCATGTACCGTACGAAGAAGGGCGGCGGCAAGGAGGTGGTGACGTCCGACATGCATCCTTTCGCGGCGCGGCTCGGTGTGCGTCCGAACGATCTGATGTCGTCGAGAACGGTCCGCAAGACGACACAGGGACATGCCTTGTTATGGGGCAACGGTTATCTGGAGATCGAGAGGAACGGCCGCGGGCAGGCTGTCGGTCTCTACCCCCTGTTGCCGGACCGAACCCGTCCGATGCGGCAATCGGGCGATCACTGGTATCGCACCACGATCGACACAAAGACCGTCGACCTCCCGTCCGACGATGTGATCCACATCATGGATCAGTCGCAGGACGGTTACTGCGGCATATCGCAGATCGCCATGGCGCGGGAGGCTGTCAGCATGGGCCTCGCCATGGAGGCCTTCGGCGGCAAATTCTTTTCGAACGAGGCGCGCAGCGGCGGTTTCCTTCTTCATCCAGGGAGACTGTCCGGAAACGCGAAGCAGAATATTCGCGGCAAAGACGGCAGAGCCGATGAAGAAAGTCCTGCCGCCATGCTGGATCGTCAGGGCGGGCTCGATAACGCACACAAGGTCAAGGTGCTAGAGGAAGGGATGAAGTTCGTCCAGACGACGATCCCTCCGGAAGACGCCCAATTTCTCGGCTCCAGAGAGTTTCAGATCGCCGAAATCGCCCGTATCTTCGACGTGCCGCTCATCCTGCTGCAAAGCAACGAGGGTACGACGTCGTGGGGCACCGGCATCGAGCAGCTGATGATCGGCTTCGTCCGCCAGACCGTCGGACCGTGGATCGACGCGTGGGAGCAGGAGCTGAACTGGAAGCTTTTCACGATCGCCGAGCGCGAACAGGGCTACTACGTCAAGTTCAACCTCAATGCCATCTTGCGTGGCGACATGAAGACGCGCGCCGAATTCTACCAGAAGGTCTTCGGTGTCGGCGGCTTCTCGCCGAACCGCATCCTCGAACTCGAAGACGAAGATCCAATCGGTCCCGAGGGTGACGAACACTTCGTCCCCGCAAACATGACCACCCTCAAGCGGGCCAACTCGCCCAATTACCAGCCTGCTGGCGGCGCTAAGGCGCCTGCGGCAGGCGACACGTCGCCGGAGGAAGAAACAGCATGAAATACGCACATATCATGATGGCGCTGATCGGCGAATGCTGGGCGATCGAGGCGGTGAAGCTGCAGGCGATCATCGACTTCATGACCGCGCAGGTCTCCGGCATCAAGTTCAGCGCCGAGGAAATCGAGGCGCGCATCACAAAGGGCCAGGAGCGTGACGTCGCCCGAGCCGATGGCGCCGTCGCGCTTCTGCCGTTGCGCGGCGTCATCGGCAACCGAATGGGCATGCTTGACGACATTTCCGGCGGCACCAGTTCGGAGGGCTTCGCCAGGCAATTTCAGGCGGCGGTTCGCGACGACGCGATCAAGGCCGTAGTCATGGATGTCGACTCGCCCGGCGGTCCGGTGTTCGGCGCCACCGAACTGTCGTCGATGATCCGCGCGGCGCGCGGCACAAAGCCTATCATCGCGCATGTCAATGCGAGGGCCGCCAGCAAAGCTTACTGGATCGCCAGCGCCGCAGATGAAATTGTCGTGACCGCCTCCGGCGAGGTCGGTTCGATCGGCGTGCTCGGCATCCATGAGGACGTGAGCGGCGCGCTGGAGCAGATGGGCGTCCGCAAGACCATCGTCAGCGCCGGCAAGTTCAAGGCCGATGGCAATCCGTATGAGCCGCTCAGCGATGAATCGCAGGCGCGCATTCAGGCCAAAGTCGATGCGGAATACGACCGGTTCGTCCGTGACGTCGCCGAAAACCGCAACGTCTCCGTCGCCACCGTGCGGGACGGTTTCGGCGAAGGCGACATGGTCTCGGCGGCCGATGCGGTCAGCATGGGCATGGCCGACAAGATCGCCACGCTCGACGAGACGCTGCAGCGCTTCGGCACGACGATCTACCCGGCATCGCCGGCGCCGCAGAAACGCAATGCATTCGCCAGCGCGCGCGAGAAGCGGGCGCTGCAGCTTTAATGCGTCTCTTATTTCAGCAATTCCCGTTCGCGACCCGGCGCGAACGTGATTTTCCATGTCCGGGGGGATCATCACAACAGGAGAACCTCATGATGACCAAACGAACCGCACTGTTTGGCGGTGCGCTTTTCCTCGCCGTCGCGCTTGTCGCATGTGCCGTGATGACTCCGGCCATCGACGTCTCGGCAATCGGCCACTACGTTGCCGGCATCCATGATCACCACAGTGTCATCGTGGCATCGGCCGGTCTCGCCGCGCTGCGCCAGCGTCGCGTCGACATCCACGACAAGATGGCGGCGATCATCAATACGGCGGAAACCGAAGACCGGGACCTGAGCGACGAAGAGGCGGCGGAATTCGACAAGCTGAAGGCTGAGAAAGGCGCGCTCGACAAGCGTATCGAGCGCGGAGACGATCTCGAAGCGAGTACGGCTCTTCTTGACAGGGTCGTTCCGGCCGCATCCCGCAACGGCGGCATCGAGCGTGCCGGCGGCCCGGAAGCTGCAAGGGAATTCGAGAGCTTTGCCGACTTCCTCAGTGCAGTCCGGTTCCGGCCCAACGACCCGCGCCTGGCCTATACCGACAACCCGGCAGCCTTCGATCCGGCGACCGGCGAGTTGCGGGCGGAGTTTCGCGTGGACAACGGCCCTTCCGGCGGGTTCATGATTCCCAACCAGCTGCGTGATACGATCATGCGCGTCGATCCGCAGGATGCGCTGGTTCGTCCCCGTGCCGAAGTCATCCCGGCCGGCGATCCTCCGGACTCCTCGGTGACCATGGGCGCGCTCGACCAGACCGGCAGCAATCCCGGCAATATGTTCGGCGGTATGACGATGACCTGGATCGGTGAAGGCGACGACAAGCCGGAAACCGACGCCAAGCTGCGCGAAATCACGCTCACACCGCATGAAATCGCCGGCACCGCGGTGATCACCGATAAAATGCTGCGCAACTGGCAGGCGTCCCGCACCTTCATCGAAAGCCTGATGCGCGGCGCCGTGAATGCCGCGGAGGATTATGCCTTCTTGCGCGGCTCCGGGACGGCGCAGCCCCTGGGTGTCGTCAATGCCGGCGCAACGAAGTGGATCAACCGCGCCACCGCCAATCACGTCGCCTATGCCGACCTGGTCGGCATGGTCGCACGCCTGCTGATGCGCGGCAATGCTCAGACTGCGGTGTGGTCGATCCCTCAGGCTGCCATGGTGGATATCACCACGATGACGGATCCCGAGGGGCATTACATCTGGCAGCCGAATGCGCGCGACGGCATGGCCGGCACGCTGCTCGGCTACCCGGTGCGCTGGAACAACCGCGCCCCGGCACTCGGCAGCAAGGGCGACATCATTCTCGCCGACTGGAGTTATTATCTCATCAAGGATGGCTCCGGGCCGTACGTGGCCATGTCGGAGCATGTCCTCTTCCGCCAGAACAAGACCGTGTTCAAGGTTTTCTGGAACGTCGACGGTTCGCCCTGGCTGACCGCCCCGATCAAGGAAGAGAACGGCTACGACGTCTCTCCCTTCGTCGGTCTCGACGTCCCGGCCTGATTGCCGGTGTGATGCACGCGGCCCGGTCTTCGGGCTGCTTTCCTCCCCCTCATCGTTTGAAAGGACATCGCTATGCGCGATCTCGCCAATCACATCGCGGTCCGCCGCGGCATCTCGCCGGCTGCTGCGATCACCGACAATACACCTTTCGTGTCGCAAATCATCGATCTTGCCGGCTTTGACAGCGCAATGTTTGTCATCAATGCCGGCTCTCTTGCGGATGCGGATGCCACCTTCACGGCGCTCGTCGAGCATGGCGACGCCGCCAACCTGGCTGATGCGGCCGCAGTTCCTGACAGCAACCTCACCGGCACCGAGGCGGCGGCGAGCCTGACCTTCGCCGATGACAATGCCGTCAAGAAGATCGGCTATGTCGGGTCGAAGCGCTATGTCCGACTGACGATCACTCCGGCCAACAATGCCGGCAATGCTTTCATCTCGGCGGTCGCGCTGCTTTCCGGCGCTCGCTTCGTGCCTGCGACCTGACGCCGTCTGGCGTCCCTTGAAATCTCAACTGGAGTGACGATCATGTCGAAAGCACTGACCGTGCTTGCCGAATGCGTGGACAATCGTTCCGGCAAGCGCTTCTTCCGCGGCGACGTCTTTGATCCGGCGCCGACCGCCGAACAGGCCCTGCGCCTGGTCAAGGCCGGCTGCCTGCCTGGCGACGCCATCGAGGCGGCGCAGAAGGCCGAAGCCGACGCCGCCAAGAAGGCGGATGCGAGCACCAGGAAGGCGGCCGCCGCGCGCGACAAGGTGGACGCCGCCAGACATGCGCGCGAAACTGCCGAGGCCGCGCTCGCCGGAGCCGACGCCGCCAAGAAGGCGGATGCGGAAAAGGCGCTCGCCGACGCTCGGCAGGCGGAGCAGGAAGCCGAAGACGCCCTCAAAGCGATGAAGTGAGGCGACGATGTCGGAAAACCCGAGAAATTCGGCAGAGCGTTGGGTGAAGGTCACCAAGGCCGACGTCAACCTGGCGGGCGGCGTGTGCCGAGCACTGCTTTGCGGCACGCCCGGCACCGTGAACCTGACAGACCAGTTCGGCACCGCCACGACCGACGTGCCGCTGCAGCAGGGCTATAATCCGCTGGAGGTGATCCAGGTCAACACCGGCGGCACCGCCGATGACATCTGGGCGCTCTACTGATGCCGGTTACCGTCATCACGCCGCCTGCTCCCGTCATTTCGCTGGTCGACGCGAAGAAGCATCTGCGCGTCGAGCACGGCGATGACGACACTTACATCGAGGGACTGATCGCCGCCGCGACTGAATGGATCGACGGCAATTCAGAGGAAAAGGGATGGCTCGGACGGTCGCTCGGCTTGCAGACGCTTGAGATGACGGCGGCGGATTTCTGCAGCGGCTATATCGTGCTGCCCTATCCGCCAATCGTCGACATCGTCGCGGTGCAATACGTGGATGCCGATGGCGTGACGCAGACGATGGCATCCGATCAATACCGCCTGTCCGGGCGCCGTGACCTGATGCCGCTTGCCGGTGCGGCGTGGCCCTATGTCCGCTGCGAGGATGCCGTACGCATCCAGTACCGGGCCGGATACGGCAGCTTCGATACCGCCGAGCCGCCTGTGTGGACACCGGCATTGCCGAAACCGATCTGGGCCGCGATCCTGATGCTTGTCGGGCAGTGGTACCAGAGCCGCGAGCCTGTCGTTCTCGGCGCCACGGTCGAAACTCTCCCCTTCGCCGTCGATGCTCTGCTGAGCACCTTCCGCGTCTACCGCTAGAAAGGAACACCCATGACCGATCTCGTCATCACTGCCGCCAGCGTCGTTGCTGGCGATGGCGCCACCAAAGAAGGGATCGCCGGCGAAACGATTACCGCCGGTCAGGCCGTTTATCTGAGCTCCACCGCGCATAAATGGATGAAGGCTGACAGCAACTCCGCGACAGCTGAAGCGCGCGAGGCGATCGGCATCGCCCTCAACGGCGCATCTCTGAACCAGCCGATGGAAGTGCAGACCAGGGGTCCGATCACAATCGGCGCCACGTTGACTGCGGGCACTGCCTATTACCTCTCCGACACGCCCGGCGGCATCTGCCCGCTCGCCGATGTCGGGGCCGGCGAATATGTCTGCCTGCTTGGCCTGGCGTCGTCGACGACCGTCCTCGATCTCGACGTGCAGTTTCCGAACGTCGCGCTCTGATCATGGCGCGTGTCCGCTTCACGGCCGATTTCGATTACCGGCCCGTTCATGGGCTGGTGATTGCCTACAAAGCCGGCATGGAGATCACCGTGAAGCGGGAATGCTGTGACCAGGCGGTGGCCAAGGGTAAGGCAGTCAAAATTCCGCCAACGAAGAAAGACCACTTGAATGAGCAATCAACATCAGCAACGCAAAAGCCCACCACCGCAGGAATTGATACATATTGAATGCCTTAGCGGGAGGCAAGTGCTCAACGCAGTCGCAGCAGAGCTCGGCCCTGATGCGGCTGACATCGTTGCGGCGGCACTGGTGAGCCCATGCCTTGGCAAAACCACCGATGTCGTCTGGCCTCGGCTCTAGGAGCGGTTGCGCAGCTTCTCGGCTAGTTCGGGGATCTTCCCAAGCGCGTACGAATCCCAATATCCGTCGCAGGCCCTCGGCAGGGTCTTATTCAATCTGGTGTCAATTTGGCGGCTGACATTGTCGCGGAGGAACTGCTTGGTGCTAGCATCATCCGGATCAAGGGTGACGTCGGTCTCCTTCGCGGCAAGATAGATAATGATGCCGTTCAGTTTTGCTTCGAGTTCATCGATGCGGAGCAGTGCTTGTTCATCAATTGCCATGATGGTCCCTCCCTAGCTTGGCGCTGCATCGAAACACAAACGCAATCGAGAGTCGAGTATGACAAAGCTTAGGTCCGCCGGCGATCTCGACCAGCGCGTCGCCTTCGACAAGCGGGAAGAAACCAACGATCCCGACGACGACGGCAACTACGTAGGCAAATGGGTCGAACAGTTTCAGTGCTCCGCCGGATTCATCCATCTGCGCGGCGGCGAGAGCGTGCTGGCGAGCCGATTGCAGGGTCAGCATGTGCAGGTCATTTTCGTGCGGGCGTGCAGCCAGACGCGCACGGTCACCACAGATTGGCGCATCCGAGATGTCCGGACAGGCGCGACCTTCAACATCCGCGATGTGACGCCGACGAAAGACCGGGCGTGGGTAGATTTCCTCTGTCAGAGCGGTGGTGCGGATGGCTAAGCCGTTTCAGGTAACGAAGATAAGCGGTCTGCAATCTTTGTCGATAAAGCTGTCGAAGAGCTTGCCGCAACAGGTGCGGGCGCGCATTAAGCAGGCCATCGCGGAAGGTGCTGACGAGATGGTCGGCACTATGCGCAATCTGGCGCCGGAGCTGAAGCAGGCGAAAAAAGGCCGGGTGCGCGGCGCATTGAAAAACTCGATTATCGCAACCATGGGCGGCGGCGATGTGCCTCGCTACGCGGCCTTTCGGGGGCGCAAGCAGGGCAGAAGCCGCAACAGCAAGGTGATCGAGGTTGCCGATCCGGAGCTTGCGGCCGTCATCACCGCTGGCAACAACGCGGTGCGTTACGCCCACATGGTCGAATTCGGCACCGCGCCGCACATCAATGGCGGCAAATTCGCGGGCACGGAAAATCCAGGCGCGAAGGCGCAGCCGTTTTTCTATCCGGGCTACCGGGCCAACAAAAAACAGTTCAAAAACAAGGTGCGCGCGGCAATCCGCAAGGGCATCAAGGAAGCGGCCGGCCAATGAGCGAGGATGCGTCCTATGAGCTGCAACAGGCTATCGTGCGGCGGCTAAAGGCTGACGATGCGGTGAACGCCCTGATCGGCGGCCGGGTCTATGACCGCATTCCGGCCAAGGATGACAAGGTGACGGCGGAGTTTCCGTTCGTGTCTTTGGGGCCGGAACAGGATTTGCCCGATCATATCGACTGCATCGAGGGTGGGGACATCGTCTTACAGATCGATGTCTGGTCGCGCGATGTCGGGCGGAAGCAGGCCAAGCGCATTGCCCGCGCCGTCAAGGATGCGCTCGACGATGCCGATCTTGAGCTTGGCGGCAGCGCGCTTGTGTGCCTCTCCTACGAGGGGCGGCACGTTCTGCCTGACCCGGACGGGCTGACCACGCATATCGCCATGAGCTTTCAGGCGACCGTCGAAGAGCATTGATTTTCACAATTCGGCATCTGCCGGACCTGCCGCACGGCAGGACGATGAAACCTGCCATCAAAGGAGATCACCCATGGCAACGGCTACTACCATCAAGGGCGGCAAGGTCGCCGTGCTGCTTGGCTCGGGCTCCGGTCCGATCACCTATGCCGCTCCCTGCGGCTTCACGCAGCGGTCTGTGACGCTCAACAAGGCGCTGGAAGAATTCCAGATCCCTGATTGCGCCGATCCGGATGCCATCGACTGGCTTGGCCGCGATGCTTCGTCGCTGTCGATGTCGGTGGCCGGCGAAGGCGTGCTCGCGGAGGAAAGTGTCGAGACGTGGCTCGACGCATGGGAAAGCACGGATTCCGTTCCGGTCAAGATCATCTGGGAATTTCCGAACAAGGTCATCACATGGACCGGCAGCATGCATGTCGAAAGCCTTGAAACCACGGCTCCGAATGCCCGCCGTGTCACGGCCAATGTGTCGCTCCAGTCGGACGGCGAAATGGTCCGCGTGGTGAGCTGATGAGCCGCAACGCTGAAGTCACGCTACCTTGGGCCGATGGCGACTACCGCTTTCGGCTCGGCGTCGGTGAACTGGAACTGCTGCAAGAAGCGACGGATTGTGGGCCTTATGTGCTGGCAGACCGCTTTCGAACCAGGCCGCGCGCCGTCAGGCTATCGGACGCGCCGTTGATCGGAGCGGACGGGGCTGAAGTGCTGATCGCGTCGGATGGCGAGGTCAACCCCCCTGTCGTGTTGCCGCCGCTTTGCTCGCAGAAGGAAATCCGCGAAACCTTGCGGCTCGGGCTGATCGGCGGCGGCACGAAGTCGACAGACGCGCTCAAGCTGGTGCGCGCCTATGTCGACGACCGGCCGATCGAAGACAATCGCGTCATCGCGATGCTCGTCGTCCAGGCGGCGCTCTACGGTGCGCCGGAGGAACAGGTGGGGGAGCCGGTCGCGCCAGACCCGGAAAGGGAGAGCAGCCAAAACCTCTCTTCAACGGAAAGCTGAGGTTTGGCGCGATTTACGGCAACTGCGCGGCGATGGGTTTCCCGCCATCAGCCGCGCGCGAAATGTCGATGTGGCAATATATGGCAGCGCTGGACGGCTGGATAAGCGCGAACAGCGTCGACGGCGACAAACAGATATCGGCGGAAGAAGCGGACGATCTGTGGGGCTGGATCGAAGACCTGTGATCAGCGTCAGTCGAGCTTGCGCTCGCGCCGCATGGTCACGTCGCGTTGCTCAAAGACCGGCTTATAAAGCGGCGCGGTCTTGGGTTTCGCCGCATCCGCCATGCGGTCGAGGGCGTCGGCCTGTCTCTGGGATGTGCGTTTGATATCGGCGACATTCTCCATAATGTCGCCAAGCCCGAACATTGCCGCCCCGCCTATCATGGCTGGTATTACGGCGACAGCCGCCAGCAAACCGCCGGCAAAAAATGCCAACGCGGCTGCTGCCGCGCCGACGACAAAGACAATCGTGCCAATGACTTTCAAGAAACCGGACATTTTCTCCCCCCTTGCCAATTGCCGAACCTTAACGGGAACACCTTATCGTGGCAACTGACCTTGAAAAGCTTGTCGTCCAACTGGATGCGGATGTCCGCAGCTACCAGAACTCACTGGCGAAGGCGAACGGCTACACAACGAAATGGCAACGCCAGGTCGAGCAATCGTCTTTGGCGGCAGAGCGTCGGCTGCAGCAGATGTCGAAGTCTGCGGCTTCGTCGCTGCGGTCCGTCAATCGCGGCTTTGGTGATCTTGGCAAAGGCGCGGCTGTCGGCCTCGCCGCATTCGCGTCGCTCGATGGCTTCAAGGATTTGATCGACTCATCGATCAAGGCGCGCAATGCGCTCAAGGTTGCGGGTCTTTCCGGTGCCGATCTTACGGCAGTTTACGACAAACTGTTCGCATCGGCGCAGAAAAACGCCGTGCCGGTGCAGAGTCTGATCGAACTCTACGGCCGCGCCGCGACCATCCAGAAGGAACTCGGCGTCTCCAGCGACGATCTCATCAAATTCACCGACAATGTCGGCAAAGCGTTGCGCGTCGCCGGCACGGATGCGCAGACCGCCAGCGGTGCGCTCTTGCAACTGTCGCAAGCTCTCGGCTCCGGCACGGTGCACGCCGAAGAATTCAACTCCATTCAGGAAGGCGCGCTGCCGATCCTGCAAGCCGCAGCGGCTGGCATTAAGGCGGCTGGCGGTTCGGTCGCGAAACTGAAGCAATTGGTCATTGATGGCAAACTGTCGTCGCGTGACCTGTTCAACGGCTTCCTGGAAGGCTCGAAAATCCTTGATGGGCGCTTGAAGGGCTCGGTTCTGACGGTCGATCAGGCGCTTACGAAACTTCGGAATTCGCTTCAGGACGCTGCCGGAAAACTCAATGAAGTGTCTGGCATTTCGCAGACCGCTGTCAGCGCCATCGGTGGCCTTGCGCAGTATGTGGAGGCACTGTCAAAGGTATTCACCGCAGCAGCCAGCGGCCCGATCGGGGACTATATCGGCAAACTGCAAAAGTTGATCGACTTTGCAAACAAGGCACATATCGCTCTTCCTGGCATCAATCCTTTAGCGGGCTTGCCGAGCCCAGAAGAGATAGAAAAGCTCGCAAAGGCAATCGAAGTCACTTCGAGTGATAAGCTCAAAGATGCGCGAGAACAACTCGCTGCACAGCTTGACCAGTCGGTGCCGCGCGGCCCACGATCACCGGCAACGGCCGATCAGCAAAAGCAGGTTGATGCATTGGTCGCAGGCCTCAAGGCGGGGACGGTCAATGCCGAAGACATGAACGCTGCATTCGACAAGCTCGGGCCAAAATTCGCCAAGCTGGCAGAGCAGTTGAAACCGTGGATCGATCGCTTGAAAGAAGCGCAGGCGATCGTCCGCGATACCAGCCAGGATGCCGCCGATATTGCGCTAGCCGACAAGCGCACGCATGCCTCCGGCGATACGGTCTATACCGAAAAGAAGTTCTTCATCGACCGCGACGCCGCTGCCGCTCGCAGTGATCTGGATAAGGATATCGACGCTCGGTCGAAGGTGATCATCGCGGCGGCGGCAAAGGTCGGCATCGCCATTAACGAGGCGGCCGCGAAGATACAGGCGAAATCCGAATTGGCGGCCGAAGATCTTGCCAAGACGCAAAGCACGGCCGTCAACAATGCGGTCGACCTGATCAAGGGATTCGAGAGCTTCCGCTCGAAAGCCTACTTCGACGTCAATCATTATCGCGCCGGCTATGGTTCGGACACGACGACTGACGAGAGCGGCAACAAGCACACTGTGACGGCAGGCACTGTCGTGACGTTGGCGGATGCCGATCGCGACCTGCTGCGGCGGATCGGCGAATTTCAGTCCGGCATTCGTGACAAGATCGGCGCCAGCACGTTTGACGCAATGACAAGCTCGCAGCAGGCGGCGCTGACGTCGATCGCCTATAATTACGGCTCGCTGCCGGATCGCATCGTCGCCGCGCTCAAGACCGGCAATGCCGCCACAGTGGCGACGGCCATCAAGAACCTCGGTACCGACAATGGCGGCATCAACCAGGATCGACGGGCTCAGGAGGCCAAACTCTTCATTTCCGGCGCTCCGTCGACCGTGCAGAAGTCCTACGACAGCCATGAGGATTTCGCGACATACCTGAAGGAACAGCAGCAACAGAACGCCAACCTGAAGTCGGAAACCGCGCTGCGCAGCACGCTCAATCCGCTGGTGGACGACTATGGCCGCAAGGCCGCCGAGATCGCCTCTGCGCAGGATCTGATTAATCGCGCGCAGAAGGAAGGCATCGAGGCCGGGAAGGAACTGAAGGACGTCCAGCAACTGCTCTACGGTGACATTTCCAAGTTGTCGCCGGCAGCGCAGGCGCAGGCGGAGGCGATGCGGGCCATCGCGCTCGGCGCTGGCGATGCTGCTGTGGCGAGTGCTCAACTCGGGACCAGCCAGGAGCGGCTGAAACAGCAGATTGCCGACACATCTCAATTCGGACAGGACATATTCGGCGGTTTCATCCGCGACATGCGCGATGGGGCGAGCGCGGCCGAAGCGCTGCACAACGTGTTGATCAAGATCAGCGACAAGCTCTTGGATATCGGCCTCTCGGCGCTGTTCGACGGCAGCGCGCCCGGCTCGGGCGGCGGCCTGCTAGGAAGCCTGTTCCGGCCGCTGGTCAGCGCCTTTTCCCCCACGCCGATCGCCACATCGGGAGGCAGCGCCTCTCCCGTCGCGGCAGCCGGCAATGTGCTTGCCGCGAAGATGCCATCCCGTCTCGATGCGCCGTTGAGGGCGCCGGCCGGTCTGGATACGCCGCTTCGTGGTGGCGGCCGGTCGAGAGACACCGTGGATGTCGTGCTTCGGGACGATAGCGGTCGCATGGCGTCGATCGCCGATCAGCGCATCCAGACACATAGCGGCACGATCGTCAACGTCGCGGTGAAGAAATCGACGGCTGTGGCGCAGGCAAACATGCCCAAATGGGCCAACGAATACCAGCAGAGGGCCGGATGATGAACAAGTTGCTCAGCTTCGAGATGACTTATCGAGACCCGGCCGACCCCAGGAGTCCGGGAATATTGTCAGTGGTGTTAGAGTTGCAACCGGAATGGCTAAATCCGTGCTCAGAGCTGACAGGACAGCCTTGCGCCACGCATCCGGCGTTGTCGGAAGAATGGATAGCGGAAGCCTTCGCTCACTCCGATCTGTTCCCCGGTAAATGCCCACCGTGACCGATGCGGTTCCGTCCGGCTTGCTCTTGCGAAAGGTCTCGACCTTTATGCCCGTAAAGTCCGTCATTTACGCCCTCCCCGTAGCGCGGCAATTCAACCCGTAAAATTGGTGAGAGTCTAGGATGGATTTTTCGGAAGCCGCTCAGGCGCAGATGCGCGGCGATATCGTCCGCGCCGCCCTGCTCGTCGAATTTCGTTTCGTCTCGGGCACGGTGCGGCTCTGGGAGGGTTCCGGGCGGCTCCGGACGCGCGACGGCAATCTCTGGGACGGTACGGCCGGCATGGGCGAAGTGTCTGGCCTCGGGCAGTCGGTCAACGGTTCGGCGCCGTCGCTGGTGCTGTCGCTGTCCGGCGTCGACGCCGAGTTTGCCGCCAAGGCCAAGGGCGAGTCCGCCGATTATTATAACCGCGCCGTCGTCGTCTACCTGCAATTCTTCGCCGACGACTGGTCCTGCCTCGACAACCCGTACCCGATCACGCTCGCGCGGATGATGAACCTGACGGCGTCGAAAAAGACCGACGACAAGGGTCCGGTCTATACCGTGGCGGTCACGGCCGAGACGCCGTTCGCCACCCGGCGGCGCCCGAAATACGGCTTCTGGACCGACACGGATCAGCGGCAACGCTTTCCCGGAGATCGCGGCCTCGAACGCGTCGCCGGCATAGACCAGAAAAATATCACATTTCCGGATTTTTGAATGTCGCTGCTGACCGACTATCTCGCTTCGCTTGCGCGCGAGCCCTTTACCTATGGCAAAGAGGATTGCGCGCTGCCGATCGGCCGCTGGTGGCAGATCAACCACGGCGTCGATCCGGCGGCGCATCTGCGCGGCAGCTATTCGACGCGCGACGGCTGCATGGCGGTGATCGAACGGCACGGCGGCCTGCTTCGGCTCGTCTGGACGCTGGCGAAGGCGGCCGGCGCCAGGCGCACGCATGACCCGAAACCCGGCGATTTCGCGGTCGTCGGCTATGGCCGCATCCAATTCTGCGCCATTCGCGCGCCGTCCGGAAAATGGGCGATCAAGTGCGGCAACGGCCTGCGTTTCGTCAGCCGCTGCCGGCCGCTGATGATGTGGAGCATCTGACGATGGGCGCCGTCATCGCACCGTTCATTTTTTCGAGCGCGTTTCTGGCGACGGAAGTCGGCGCGACGACTGTCGGCGCGATCGTCGCCGGCGTGATCAATGTCGGGCTGTCGGTCGGCGTCGGCCTGATCGCGCAGGCGCTGGCGCCGAAGCCGCCCGGGCCGCAGGACGTCCAGGGCGTGCTGCGCCAGTCGGTCAATTCGCGGATGCGCCATTACGGCCGGGTCAAGGTCGGCGGGCCGATGGCCTTCGCCGAGACGTCGGACGGCACGTTTTATCAGATCGTCCTGCATGGCGACGGGCCGATCGACGGCTATGACGCCATCTATATCGACAACCGGTTGGTCGAGGTCGACAACCACGGCGGCGTCACCACGTCACCGTTTTCGCCGTCAAACCAGGTGATCGTCGACCGGATCGGCACGGGGACGCAGACGGCGATCGACGCCCTGATCGCCACGTTCCCGTCGATCTGGACGGAACGTCATCAGCTCAAGCGGATCGCCTATACGTTCATGTCGGCGGATTCGGTCGACCCGGAGGATGTCCAGAAGGTTTATCCGAACCGCCTGCCGGTCATCAACCGGGTGCTGCGCGGCGCGCCCTGCTTCGATCCGCGCGACGGCGAAACCAAGTTCGGCCGCAACGCGGCCCTGCATCTGAGGGATTACCTGACGCACCGGGACGGCATGAACCTGCCGGCCGGATGGATCGACGACGACACGTTCAAGCGCGCCGCCAATGTCGCCGGGCAGAACCTCGTCACAAAGGCCGGCGAGCATATCGACCGTTACGCGATCGGCCTGAGCTACGCTTTCAACGAAGAGCCGAAGAATGTCATCGGCCGGTTTCTGACCGCCACGGACGGGCGGCTCTATCTCACCGGAGAGGGCAAGATCGGGTTTTCGGCCGGCATCTGGGCCGAGCCGACCGTCACGCTGACGGATGCGCATATCATCGACTATGAGCTGACGGACGGCAGCGGTCCGTTCCGGCAGTCGAACGAGATCATCGTCCAGTATACGCAGGTCGAGGCCGGCTATGTCGAGGCGACCTCCGATCCGTGGCGTGACGAGGCGTCGATTGCGGCGCTCGGCGACGTGCTGTCGAAGACTGTCACTGCCTACGAAATCCAGCATCACAACCACGCGCGGCGCATCGCCAAGCTGACACAGATCAGGAACAACCCGCGCTGGACCGGCACGATCGTCACCAACCTCGCCGGCCTCGCTGCATGGGACCAGCGCTGGATCGGCGTCACACTTTCCGATCTCGATATCGACGAGCCGTTCGAGATCATGGGGCCGCCGTCCTTCGACGCGGCGACGATGACGCTGACGTTTCAGGTCCAGAGCTTTCCGGCCGACGCCTACGATTTCGACCCGGCGACCGAGGAAGGCACGGAACCGACCGTGCCCGACGATGTCGAGGATGCCGATATCCCGAAGCCGACCGGCGTCGTCACCGACAAGGAGTTCCGCAAGGTGGGCGACGTCGATGGCAACGACGTCAAGGTCTATGTCGGGACGATGACATGGGGAGCAGCGACCCGCAAAGGCCTTTATGCGGAGGCGCAATATAGCCTGAACGGCGGTTTCGACTGGCTCGGCATGACGGTCGCGAGCAAGGGCCGAAAAGCGGAAACGCAGCCGCTGCCGCGCCCGTCGACGGTCAAATTCCAGGTGCGGTGGCGCGCCAACGGCGGCGGCCATTCGGATTGGGCGGATGGCGCCACGGTCAACATCCCCGCGTGAGGATATAGCATGCCTTTTCAGATGCCGGCGGCGCTGATGAAACCGCTTACCTGCGACGCCAACCTGCGCAACATGGTCAAGCGCGGACCGCGCTCCGGGTCGGGCCGCGAGCAGCGGGTGTTTTCCGACGCCGGCTATTGGGCGATCGACTACCAATA